AAATCGAAGAACTTATTGAACTCTGGCCTAAGAAAAGGGACAGAGAGTTCAAGGCTGGTGAACAGAAAATTTTAGAAGGTTTTATTAAAACAGAAGAAGATTTTCAATTTGCAAAAAATTCAATTGAAGTTAAAATTGAAGATGGCAATAATAACAAACTGCCTAATTTAGTTGGTTTTATTGCACCTCTATTTAATAAAAAAGAACAGCCTAAAGAGACTCTTTCTGTTCAAGAGTATCAGCAGCCTCTTGAGCCGGTTTTTAATAAAACTCAAGATAATAAAAAAGATGCAGAAAAGTTGTTTTTAACAATCTGGGATATCTGGCCTAGAAATCCTGAATTCGTAGAACGTCGCCAGCCTGCATTAGACGCATTTGTTTCTGCCGCTAGGGTCTTTCCCCTAACAGACCTTGAAACGTCGTGCAGGGCTTACGCCGATTCGTTTAATGACGGGTCTAGCAATGGTGTATATTCCAAGTCTCTCAAAAACTTTGTTTCTGACAAAGAAATGGTTGAATATTATATAGAAATTTTTAATAATAAAAGTAGGAATAAGGACAACAAAACTGTTTTTGAAAGTACCTATGCTTGGTATCCAGATTTTACTAATAAAAAGACTCCAAAGGTAAAGGAGGCTTCCTGGGTTCAGTACTGGAGGTTTATTAAAAAAGAAGATCGACTAGACTTTATGGCGGCCTGCAGGTGTTATAAGCAGAAGAGAAAGTCTACTTGGCGTTCAGAGAATGGGGAGATGAGCAGGGAAGCAATTGCAACCTATACCAAGGGATTTAATGCTTTTGTTACCGAATGGAAGGATGCAGTAAAGACTGGCATTTATAGTAATAGGGAACTATTAGAAGCTAAACATGATATGTTAGGTGACTTTTTGGTTCAAGAATTAACTGACAATGGGCTTGATGTAGTAAATATTTGGGGGTGGGATGATGGGCCATTTTTTAGCAATATGGCTCTTAAGTATATGTTTTCATTAGAGTTAAGTATTAAAGAAGCAATTTTGGAATTATTAAAAAAGGCTCCTGAAGTTGTTGAACAGAAATTAAAGGCGACTGATTTTATTCTAAAAATTAAAGATGCAGATCTTGCAAAGAAGCAGATGGAAGGGTATGACGCAGTTGTGTTGACTGAAAAGGTATATCAACGGATATTGGCTGTCAAACTATTAGAAATGCCTGTGGAGGAAAAAGAATGGATTTAGGTGAGATTAAAATAGAGGTAAATCCATATCTACCGGACGATACTGTTGTTCTTCAAAGGGAGGTGTTTAAATATGAAGATTTGAAATTTCCACTTAAGCCCTTTGAAATAAAACTTTGGGACGAAATAGAATTGGATGTATATAGATATAGTGCAATTGGTTTACCAAGTGTTAGAAAATATATAGATATTCACAGTATTCTTAATATGTCAGAAAAAGAATTTAGGGGAAGGATAAAGAAGCTTCTTTCTTTTAAGTACAAGAGAAGACTACAAAGAAAGCTTGATATCAAATCAAATGTTAGAAGAAGAAAACGATATCTTGAGTTATTACTAAGACGCAAGAGAAAAATTATTGAGGGTTTATAAATGGGTTGGTCAATTGGTTGGGATAGCGAAAATAATAGGGACATAGGATATGGTGTTCCTGCACTATGCGATTATCCTGGTTGCAATGAGGAGATAGATAGGGGGCTAAGTTATCGCTGTGGAAATATAAATAGCGATGGTGGTTGTGGTTTATATTTTTGTGACAAACACATCTTTCATGGTGGGAAGCACGGTCAGCTTTGTAAAAGATGTGTCAAGCGTAGAAAATCGTTTTCTCCCAAGCCGGATCTTTTGAAATGGACTTACTTTAAAATGGTAGATCCTAGCTGGAGTAAGTGGAGAGAGGAGAACAAACTAACCCCTAAAGACTTGAAAATGGAAAAAGAGTGGAGCGATTATGGTTTAGTGTTAAAACCCGTGAAGTGTAATTGTAAAGAAAAAATTCATTACGTAGAGTGTTTCTTTAATGGGAATAATGGATTGATTCAAGTAAACAATGAGGTATGTGATCGTTGTAATGGGGTTGGTGAAATTACAATAGATCGTATTGGTGATGACCCAGTAGGAACACAAATTTGCTGTCCCAAATGCCTAGGGTCTAGTGTTGACACAAACAACTGTGTTGGGAATTTGGGGAAGCCGTGTTCTTAGAGCCCATTCTTGAAAATCCCATTAAATTAAGGCTGCCTGATGCAGTTGCTGCAGGTGTAGGTGACACTCTTACCTATGAAGAAAAGAAGGTAACTCTTGAGTGGTTAAAATGGAAGAAAATTCAAACTCAAGATAATACATATCTGCAAAATGGCATGCAGGGTCACAGGCACTGGTATTTTAATAGAAATACTAGAGAATCCCTTGATGCTAAAATCAAGGATCTCTATAATCAAAGATATAAGTCTTTGCTCTTTAAGGATGAAAAGGGATATTGGACTTATTCAGGTTTTTGTAAGAAATTATTTGGCAATACTGCAATTAAAAGAGGATATGAACTTCCTGAGTTTGGTAATATTCCATGGGAACATAAACCAGACATGGAGCCTAGATGGTATCAGACTAAAAGCGTAGATCTTTTAGCTCCTGAAGATGGTAGTAGAAACCATGGGGCTGTAGAAATTGGCACTGGTTTAGGCAAGACGTTTATAATGGCCCTTCTTATTAAAAGAATTGGCCTTTCTACTGTAATTGTTGTCCCTACTAAATCAATTGCAGAACAAATGTTATCTGATATGACTCGTTTTTTTGGATCTTTAAAAGTGGGGCAGTTTTTTGATAGCAAGAAAAACTCCAGTAAATTTATTACAGTTGCTATTTCAAAATCTTTGATGAATGTTGTTGAGGGAGATGAACATTACTTCAATTTAATAGGTAAGAAAGTTCTTTTAGTAGACGAAAGTCATCAAGTCCCGGCTGAGACTCTTTCAAAGTTAGCTGTTAACCTTTTGGGTGATATTCCCTATCGTTATTTCTTCTCTGGGACTCAGATTAGGCAGGATGGGCTTGAATTACTTTTGGATGGAATTATTGGAGACGTTGTTCTTGAAATGTCTGTAGAGGAAGGGGTAGACCAGGGATTCCTTTCAAAACCTGTCTTTTATCAATGGGAAACAACTAGTGAAAGTAAATATGACACTGACGATGTTATCGAAATGAATAGAAGACATCTGCATTCTAGTTCTAATGTTAATAAACATGCTGTAAAGCTAATTAAAGCTGCTGTCAATAAGGGGCGTAGGGTTATGGTTATGTTAGCTGAGGTAGATCAATTCATTTATCTTAAAAAGGCGGGGATTTTAGATCTTGACATTCGGTTTGCCCATGGTGAGAGTTTAAAGCCTGAACAGAAAAAGGAAATTCCACAAAACTTTCATAAAAGTAAAAATAGTGATTTGGTAGCTAGATTTGATAAGGGTGAGTTCCCTGTTTTGGTAGCTACTAGTTGTTTAACAATAGGGACTGATATTAGATCGGTTGATTGCATAGTAGATCTTGCTGGACTTACTTCTGAAATTGCAGTAAGACAAAGGGTTGGTAGGGGAACTCGTCTTTTCCCAGGTAAAGAGAATTGTGTTTATAATGATTATTGTGTTACAAATATTGATAAAATGAAGAGACATGCTGCAAAACGAAGAAAGATTTTTAATAGTATTTATGGAAGCTGCACTGTATTGGAGGCAAAATGACTAAAGAGGAAGCAAAATCAAAAATAGAAGAAGAGGCTTGGGAGTTCACTCATTATAATGGGACAGATGAGGATTTGAAACGGTTTAGAAAGTGTGTAGATGAGTTTGGTAGTACCTGTTACAGAGAAGGTTACAACAAGGGATTTTTAGAAGCAGAGGAGAAATACGATGATTGACGATGAAGAAGATTTTGTAGATGACAACTATGATGATTATGCAGAACAGTTTTGTCAACACTGGAATGAATCTGACGAATGTGAAGAACTATGTCAGTGTGGACATTCTTGCAAAGACCATAGCGTTTATGATGGAGAATGTATGGTAGGTAACTGTGAGTGTTGGGAGTTTGAAAGCGAAGTGTGATAAAAATTGAAAATACAGAAGTCTTTGGATTTAATGCAGCTTTAAGAGCTATGAGAAACCCAAAGGACAGTTGGGATAAGTCAGACAGCCAACCAGGAGATTATTGGTCTGGCGTGTCTGCAGAAAATACCATTATTGGCCCAAATGACTTGAAATTGTTGACAAATCTTACTGCTGCAGGCTCTGAACACCGTAAGGTTCTTCGTTTTATTAAAGTATGGGTTACTATGACCCTTCCTAGGTACGTCTTAACTGAACTAGATACCTATAAAGTTGGCTGTGATCGCATGAGTTGCTCAACAATGCATAAGCTGGGTCATACCGAATTAACAAATGATGATTTTCAATTGCCTCCATTGCCTGCAGTTCTCGATTATTTGAATGATTTGGGTAAAAAATATCGCGAAGGCGATAAAAAGGATTATAGTCTTGTTAAATTAATGAAAGCTAACCTCCCTGAGTCATTTTTGCAAAGATCTGATTTTTGTATGAACTATGAGACGTGCTTGAATATCTTTAGACAGCGAAAAGATCATCGTTTAGATGAGTGGAAGTTTATTTCAGTACTCTATAATACTTCTATTTGCAATTGGATTTTTAGTCTTCCCTATATGTCAGAGCTTTTAAAAGCAGCGGGATTAGTTAAATCTGTAGAGTTAAGTACAGCTAGGGCTTTTGGTAAGCTTAGTTAAAATAGTTCTTGACTTTCTGCAAAAAACTGCTATAATAGAATCATAGGAGTTTTATATGATTCTAGATTCAAACGACAGTCATCATTTTCAATTTTTTGCAGAACAGGTTAAGGAAGCAATCGCAAGATATGGAGAAATGAACAAGGATCAGCTTCTAGAGAAGCAACGAGAACAGGTAGATGGTCTTTCTCAGCTTGAGCTTGATTTTATTGAAGCCTTAGATCGATGTGGAAGACTAAAGGAAGCTTTTGATTGTTTTTATGATTACGTTCTTTTAGAAAAGAAAAACCTTCTCTCCGCAAGACCCTTTTTTCGTGAAAGGGCTACTGCTTTTGCTACTGGGATTATGACTTCTATTAAAAATAGAGATCATAGTTTAACTGTTAAATATCATATTAACTTTCATTTTGTAGACCTAGTTGTTAAAAAGCTTGATTTTAGTAAAAATAAGAAGGTACTTGAAGTAGCTAGTAAAATTAAGCAGTTACGTAGAGATTTGGTTCTTATGAACCTTCCTCTTATTATTAGTCGTGCTAGAATTTTCTATAGTAGGACTCCTAAGAGCCACCTTAGCTTTATGGATTTTGTGCAAATTGGCGTAGGGGGCCTTCTTTCTGCTATTGATAAGTATGCTGGAAAATATCAGAAAGTGTGGAGAGGTGTAGTTATAGGTAGGTGTACAGGGGATTTGATTCAAAATTTCAGTCAGACTGTTTTACACTTTTATCCAGAAGATCGCAAGCGTCTTTATCGGGCTAATAAATATCTGGCTAGACACTCTAAGGAAGAGATTAATGAGCAGGAGCTTTTAGATTTAGTAAACGTAGATAGTGATGACGATAAGAAAGCAGATATTGATATTATGAGGAATCTGCTTCAAGCAGCTGGTGTGGTATCTGTAGACGTTAGGCCTACATTAAATGATGAAAAAGATGGGGATGAGAATGTTGTTAGGATTGCAGCGCCTGATGAGAGTAGACCTGATTGTGCATTTGAATTGGATGAGAGTTTGCAGATGATGATTAGGAATATCAGGAAGCTGCCTTTGGAGGATCAGAAGATTTTAAGGTTAAAGGGAATAGAGTTTGAGATTGCTGTATAAAATGCTTGACAAGGGTGTTTGGATGAGATAAGGTCCTGTTCATGACAAACATCGGCTACAAACTAACTAACGAGAAGATGCAGACTTATTGTGGTTACCAATGGGAACTGCAGCAATGGAAAGAAACAAATGGGGAGGGTGAACTATGCAGCCCAGGGTGGTTGCATTATTATAGTGATCCACTCCTTGCAGCATTCTTAAACCCAATTCATGCAGATTTTGCAGCCCCTAGGTTGTTTCAAGTGGAGGTTGCGGAAGATGCAAAAGTCCTGGAAGATCATGGGCTTAAGCTGGGCTGCACTAAAATGCGGTTAGTTAAAGAGCTTGAAATGCCTGCAGTTACCATGGAACAACGAGTTAAGTTTGGCATTCTTTGTGCATTAGAAGTCTATGATGGTGCAAAGTTTGTGCAGTGGGCTGCAAACTGGCTTGATGGGACGGATAGATCTGAAAAGGCCGCTTGGGCTGCTAATGCTGCTGCTGCTTGGGCTGTTGATGCTGCTGCTGCTGCTTGGGCTGCTAATGCTGCTGCTAGAGCCGCTGAAGTGAAGGATATCGACTTGATTGCAATTGCTAAAAAAGCTATGGAGTAAAATTATAAAAACGGAAGGAATACCATGAATAACACACCAATCATTGTTTTTGATTCATATTCTCGACCTATTGATATGTCAGTATCTGTTTATCCAGACAATATGCCAATTGTCACATCTAAATTGTTAGATATAAATTTTAAAGAAGCTAGTACTATTGTAGTAAGGCCACTTACCCTTACTGAGTTTATGGCAGCTATGTTTTGGGTTGATGCTTATAGGGAAAGAACTGGTAAAAGGCTGTCTCTAGTTCTACCAGCTATTCCCGGTGCTAGACAAGATCGTCTTAATTCAATGGGGGATTATCTGTTTACGGCAAAAAGTATTGCCAAAGAAATTAACGTGAGGCATTTTAAACAGGTTACGGTGTTAGATCCTCACTCTGAGGTCTCTCCTGCTCTTATTAACAAGTGCCTTGTTTGTCATATTTATGACAGTCAAGATATTATTAAAAGGCTTGAATCTATGAAATATGATTGCATCATCTCCCCTGATGCTGGTGCTGAAAAGAGATCTGGTGGAGTTGCTAGAATGTTGGGTCTTCCTCTTATTCATGCTTGGAAGCACAGGAATATTAAGGATGGTTTCCTTTCGGGTTTTGGGATTGAGCCTTCTATTCGAGATTATAAGAGCGCGCTTGTTGTTGATGATATTTGTGATGGTGGTGGAACATTCGCTGGGTTATCTGCAACCATTAAAGAGATCTCTCCTTTTTCAAAATGTGATCTTTTTGTAACACACGGCCTTTTTAGCAAGGGAACTAAAGATTTGCTTTCTTCATTTAATAACATCTTTTGTACTGATTCAATGTTGCAAGCTTTGACTTCAAAAGGTGTTAATGTTATCAATATTTGTGAAAAACTGTTATAACTAAGGAGGAATAAAATGAACCCAATGACACTGATTGACGGATATAAGATTGACCACAGGCGGCAGTACCCCACTGGGACCACCAAGGTATATAGTAACTGGACTCCCCGCATGAGTCGAATTGAAGGCCAAGACCGAGTAGTTTTCTTTGGTTTACAGTATTTTCTTAAGAAGTATCTTATGGAAGAATTTGAAAACTTCTTTAGAGAGGATGAGCATTATGTTTGTCAAAAATATGCAAAAAGGATCAATGGCTATTTAGGGCCTAATAAGGTAGGCGTTGAGCACATTTCTGCTTTGCACAGACTTGGCTATTTGCCACTTGAGTTTAGGGCGGTACCAGAAGGAACCTTTGTTCCTCTTAGAGTTCCGATGTTGACTGTTGAAAATACTCATCCAGATTTTGCTTGGTTGGTCAATTATTTTGAAACGATTATGTCATCTGAGCTTTGGATGCCTTGTACTTCTGCAACAACTGCATCTATTATGAGAAAAATTATTAACAAGGCTGCAGACGATACTGGTTCTATTCCAGAATTGTGTCAGTGGCAGGGACATGATTTTAGCTTTAGAGGTATGGCTGGCGTTGAATCTGCTGCTTTAAGCGGTGCAGGACATCTTGTTTTCTTTACTGGGACCGATACAATTCCTGCAATTGATTTAATTGAAGAGTATTATGGTAAAGATCTTGATCCTAACTACTTTATTGGGGGAAGCGTTGCTGCTACTGAACATAGTGTAATGTGTGCTGGCGGTGAGGAATCGGAACTTACTACCTTTAGTAGGCTTTTGGATCTCTATCCATCTGGTATTTTCAGTGTAGTTTCAGATACTTGGGACCTGTGGAAGGTTCTCACCGAGATTCTACCAGCCCTAAAGGATCGTATTATGAGTAGGGAGGGTAAGGTTGTTATTAGGCCTGACAGTGGAGATCCTGTTTTGATTATCTGTGGAGATCCAAATGCTCCAGCAGGGACTCCAGAATCAAAAGGTGTTGTTGAATTGTTGTGGAATCTTTTTGGAGGCACAGTTACTCCAAAGGGGTTTAAGCTGCTGGATAGTCACATTGGAACAATTTATGGGGACAGTATCAATCGGGAAAGAGCGACTGCAATTGTGGATGGGCTTAAGAAGAAGGGGTTTGCTTCGGGTAATATTGTTTTTGGGATTGGGTCTTATACCTATCAGTTTGTTACTAGGGATACCTTTGGATTTGCTATGAAGGCAACTTGGGTTGAAATTAATGGTAAGGGGATTGATATTTTCAAGAAACCTAAGACTGACAGTGGATTTAAGAATAGTGCAAAGGGAAGGCTAGCTGTTCTAAAAGATTTGAATGGGAAGTTTGAACTTATCAATCAGGCAACAGAAGCACAAGAGGCTAGTAGTTACTTGATTCCTGTGTGGAAAGATGGTAAACTCTTGGTAGAGTACAACTTCAAGGACGTTAGAGAAACTTCAATGAATTCAATGGGTTGAAAATGAAAACTATTATAAATGCATACCTTTCTATTGATGGGGTTAAGGAAATTGCAACCAAGTCTTTTGGGGATAGGCCGAATCTGCTTGACAAGGTAGCCATTTCTGATACTATGGGAAACGTGTTGCAGTTGGATGCAGGGGTTGTTTACAGATCTATCGTAGCTTTGGCTGCTGCAAGAAAACTGACAGTTGATGAATATTTTAAGACGTTTAAGAATACGATTGAATAGGATAAAATGAAAACAATTAACAAACAAATTATCTGTAAGCCTTTTGCTAAACCCCACAATGAGCCTATTGCAAAAGGTAGGGTCCAAACTATTAAGACTGGCAGTGTATTAGAAGGTCTTGAAGTCTTAATTGATGCTCATATTGTTGATGGTGATTATGAAGCTGAGGTAAAGGCTGGGCAGCTTGTCTATGTTAGAGCTGATAGGTATGCATCAGCTTGGGGTAGGGATAGATGTACCAGTCTAGACTTTTTATTTACCACAGAGCAGGTTGATGGAAAAGAAGTCAAGAAATCGGTTGAGTTTATTGTGGTTCCATTTAGTGAAGTTATTGCAGTAGGAGATAAGAAGGTTGACTAAAGTCCTCCTCATAGGCGATCCTCATGTCGTTCCACAAGAGTTAGATGATTGTCTAGCTCTTAAAACACTTGTGCTTGAAACCTTAACAAAAAACAAGCTTGATGCTGTCATCATTACAGGGGATCTCTATCATTCTCACTCAATCCTCTCTACTGTCTGTGTAGATTACTGGAATGAGTTTTTTGAGGACATTGCAGTAAAAGTAAAACATATCATTTGTCTTCTTGGCAACCATGATATGTATTCTCCTACAATTAAAGATCCTCATGCCCTAATCTGTCATCAAAAAAATGGATGGAAGAAACTGACAGTAGTAGATCAACCTACAGACATCTTCCCTGGAGTTGTAGGCCTTCCTTATTATCACGATCCTGTTAAGTTCATGGAAGCCTGCAGTAACACTAACTGTAAAACCCTTATTTGCCATCAGACGTTTGATGGAGCTAAGTTTACTGATGGATTTTATGCAAAGGATGCAGTAAATCCGGTTGCCGTTCCTTTTGATAATATCATTTCAGGTCACGTTCATACTCCACATGCTTTTAGCAAGGTTTGGTACCCAGGAGCCCCTAGATGGCGTACCTTGTCTGATGCAAATCAAGATAGATTTATTTATATTGTAGAGTTTGATGATGTTGGCAACTATAAGACTCTAGAGTCAATCCCTACATCTCCTGCCTGCAAAAAAATAGTAAAGTTTACAGATCAAGAAGGGATTGAGTTTACTAATATTCATGTTCCTCAAGGTGCGGATGTTAGAATTGATATATATGGCAGCCAGGAGTATTGCTCCAAAAGGGTATTAGAATATAAGGCAGCGTGGAACGCTAAATGTCGAACATTTCCTACTAGAGCTAAGCAATCTAAAGTATCAGAGGCTGACGGAATTGCAGTTTCTTTTAATAAATTTTCAACTAGCTTCATTCCACCGAAAGGAACGGATCTGAATCTTTTAGTAAGGACTGCAGGAGAACGACTTGCCGGATAATAAAAAAATAAGTACTGAGACTCAACTCATTGGGTTAAGATCGCTTTTTCAGCAGTTCGGGGTACTGCATGAACTGCAGATAACTCAACTGAAGTATTGGCCCTATGCAGTAGATACCACCCTAGAAGATTCTGAGGCTGAAGTTGACATGGAGAATCAGGTAGTTTCCTTTACTTGGAAGGCCCCGAAGTTTCCTAAAATTGACACTAAGTATGTTTACAGGCTTAAAGAGCTATTAAAAATGGTTAAATTTTTGCTAGGAGATGACTGGAAGATACAAATTCTGTATAACGGTGAAACAATCTTTAGCTTAGATGACTGCATCACTTCCTCAGCAAAACCAGCCCCAAGAGCTGCAAAAAAATGCAATAGAAAGCAAAAACGAAGCTCCAAACGGAGTCGTAGACGCTGAAATTGTCGTTCTTGATGAAAAATCTTGGCTTACCGAGAATGAAAAGGCTGCATTAGCAAGATTTAAAGATAATTATAAAAAGGGTGGGGCTGAAACGTACCCCCTTAATACAACTAAGTCTCTGCAGCTCTATTCTCTTTTCCTTGATGGATCTACTATTACAGAGATATCAGATCTAAACCCTGAAGTCGGTTTAGGTACTATTGTTAATAGTGCTTTAGAAGGTTCATGGAACCTCAAGCGTAAACAATATCTCGAAGAGCTTTATAGTAGAGCTAAAGATAGGGCAGTGCAGGTTGTTGCAGAGGGTGCAAGTTTCGTTGCAACGCTGCTGTCTGCTGCACATAAGAAGCACGGTCAAAAGCTAAAGAGGTTCTTGCAGACTGAAGATCCCAAAGATCTGACAGACTGTATGACCATCGACTCTCTTAGGTCCTACAGGGAGGGTGTTGAGGTTCTTATGAAGTTGACCGGCCAGGACTCTATCAAGAGGGTTCAGGTTACGGGGGAAGTTACCCATACAGAAACGCCACCTACACCTAAAGAGCCAGAGCCTACACCTATTTCTTTGGCCACTAGCATTAGTCATCTGGCGGCTCTAAAAAGGGTTGAAAAGGGCACGGAAAAGGATAAGTAATGCCTTTCGCCTTTAGCCCAGACGATCTTAAGATCCGGCAGCTTCTCTTTGAGCCTTGCAAAACTAGGGAAGAATTGCATGATTGGGTAGAGTTTTTCTTAGATCTTGACCTCCCAGGAACTCAGGTGGATGAAGATTCTAACTCATCTCCTCTTGATATGGTGTGGGATTGTTACACACACCAAATCCATGGTTGTGCAGATGAAAATGTTTCTAGGGTTCTTTATTATTCAGCTCGTGAAGGTGGCAAGTCGCTTTCAGAATCTGTAATTGAAGTAATGCTTCTTTTGCATGCCAGGAATAACATCTTTCACCTTGCAGCAATTAAAGAACAGTCTATTACAGTTCAAAGATATATTAAGAAGTTTTTAAGCCGCCCTATGTTAAGGCCCTTTGTTGAAGGCGACTCGAAGACTCTCACTGGTATCTATTTCTATTGTCCTAAAGATCCTACTTTTCCTAATTTATCTAGCATTGAGTGGAAGTCTTTACCTCAAGATGAACAAGATCAGTATGACCTTGTTAATAATAACGTAGAAGTAATTGTAGCAACTGTGCAGTCCTGTAATGGGAAACATGGAATGCTTGTGTTAGATGAAATTGACGTTATGCTTGGTGAGGAAGCGGTTGCGGCATATCAAGAGTCTGTTAACATTCCATCATCTTCCTATGATAAAAAAGGGGATGTGAGACTCCCTCTTACGATTCTAACTTCTACTAGAAAAACAGCTTTCGGTCTTGTTCAGAATGAAATAAATGCTGCAAAAACTACTGGGCTTGTTATTAAGCACTGGAACATTTTAGATGTCACAGAGGCATGTCCAGCTTCTAGACATAGACCCGATTTGCCAAAGATACCTATTTATAGATCAGACGATCTTCTTACTGCGTTAAACGAAACTGATTATAACAATTTATCTCCTAAAGATCAAGAAAAATATGTAAAGGACGAAGGTTATAATGGGTGTTTAAGTAGGTGCAAACTATTTGGTGCTTGTAAAGGAAGACTTGCTACTAAACAAACATGCCAATCCAAGTTCCTTAAGAAAATCGCACACGTACAGAATCAGTTTAGAAACAACACTCTTGGCATGGCGAAGGCGCAGTTACTTTGTCTTCGCCCAGACACCACAGGTCTTGTTTATCCCCGCTTTGATGAAGAAAAACATGTAATAACCCCTGCAGTTGCCTATTACAAAATAGTAGGCGAAGCCCCTGTTCAAGGTCCTAATATGACTAAAAAGGAACTTGTAGCTTTTGCAAAAACTAGGGAGATTCCTTTTGCAGGTGGAATGGACTTCGGCTATTCTCACCTTTTTGCCTATGTTCATGGATTTAAAGACCTTTCTAAATTTTTCGTTACCCATGCAGTTGGTGTTCCAGAACTAGAGCCAGATCAGCAGCTTGAATTGATGAAACAGTTTAAACTTGATAATCCTGCAATTTTTGCAGATCCCGAAAACGCTCAATTAATTCGCGTGTTTAAGACCAATGGTTTCAGGATGGTTAAGTGGAAAAAGATCAAGGGCACTGTAATTGGCGGTATCTCTTGTGTCCAGGTAAAATTGACACCTACCTTGGGTGCAGATCCTGAACTCCTTTTTGTCAGGGAGGTTGGAGAAGACCCTGGGATGGATCTTCTAGTCAAATACACTAGGGAGCACCACTGGAAACTAGATGCAGCAAATAAGCCTACTGATATCATCTCCGATGATAATAAAGACTTACCAGACGCTCTAAGATACTGCATAATGAATGTTTTCCCCTATAAGGGCAAAACCGTTTCAGACAATTCAGAACCACCAGACACCAGGCCTCATGTTGATGAAACTGGGGTTCAGTACCATGTTAATACCTGGATGTCACAGAAAATTGCAGAACTTACAGGAGAAGACTTTATTGGTAAGCCAAAGGCTAGAAGAATGGAAATTTCGTCTTTAGATGGCAAACACCTTGTCTTTGACTATTATGGTGATGAAAACCAACCTAAACCTATGGAAAAGTCTCCGAAATCCAACAAAGTAGGCGGTATCCTTTATGATTTTTCGTAGTCAATCTTTATAGAAATGCCCACCCTATCTTCTTTTATTAAAATAGTAGCCTTTGACGATACTAACCAGACTAACCAGCCCAAATTGCAGGCGATTAACTGGAACAGGGACACTTTGCAAGGACTTCCTGTAGAGGCTCCTGCAAATAATGAATATTACTTGTCTTCCTTAAGCTCTAAGACCATTTTTGATGGTACTAGGACTTTAAGTTATGATGCAAGCACTGAGTTTACCGTTGCCCTTTCTCCGCTAAACAATAATAGATATCGACTTACTTGGAAATCTGGCAAAGATCCTGTTTTTAGAACTGATAGAAGTCTTTCGTTAACTGGTGGTAACATTATCATTAGCGTCCAGCAGAACCTTACTGCAATTGTTACTAGTTCTCTCTCATTACCCTTTAGTGGTGTTCAAGTAGGAGACGATGTTTTTATTCCAGGTGTAACTACAGGAGATACTTCTACTTTTAATACCTTGAATGAGGGGCATTGGGTTGTTCTAGACGCTTCTGATACCCAACTAACCCTTACTAGGGAGACTGGTACTGTTTTTAGTGGCATAAGTGAGCTTGTTGCAATTACAGACAATGATCAGTTTATGGTTTATTCGTCTAACGGTGTCCAAATTGACGATGTTATTCAGTTGATTTCTGGATTTTCCCCAACATTATTGCATAGTTATGAGCTTGTAGAGGTTACCTATAAATTTCTTGAGTTTACATCAACTGCTCCACTTCCCAATCAGGATGTCTATTCTGGTATTGGATCTATTGTAATTTACGATGAGGCGAAGCGCTTTGTTTATATTGAAACCAACCAAGAGGTTGCACTTACTATTAATGGAATTACACTTCCTTCAATTATTCCATTTTTAGCAGGGGATGATGGCAAGATAGGCCCCTGGATGTCTTCTTCAATTGTTTATTCAATGGCAATTACTAATAATTCTACTCAACAGGCCCGAGTAAGGGTCATTTCGGCTGAATAATGTTAAAAAAAGCTAAAGAAGAGAAGATTAACTTTGTTTATGGTGTTACTCCAGAAGAGGATGCCTATTATAAATCCATTGTAAAAGTTAAAGGTGAAAATTCTCTCAGCAAGTCTATTCTAAATGTTCTTAATGGGCCAGATCAAGAAATAGAGCGCTTAGCCTTTGAAACTGATCCCACGCAGTATAATACCTATGCAGGTATTTACAAGCAAAAAATGCGACTTTTGCCTGATGCGGTTCTTAAGAGAATTGCGATTCAGGATTCGTTGGTTTCTAACATTGTAAGAGCTAGGCAGAATCACGTTTCTGCATTCGGTCGCCCAAGGCCTGACAGGTTTAGCACAGGTTATATTATTAGACCCAATGCTGGTGTTACCGATGGAATGAACGATGAAGAGAAGGTTGAATTAGCAAAAAAGATTCAAAGGGCTATTTCTCTTTTTAATACTTGCGGTCACACTGAGGGCGTTAAGGATCATTGCCAAAAGACCTTTTCTGAGTACCTGTCTTTAACTACAAGAGACAGTCAGGTGGTAGGAAGGCTTGCTACTGAAATTGTTCATATTGACGATGTGAGAACAAATGAAAAGAGATTTGGCTATTTTTGCCATACTGATGCAGGAACCATCTACCCTGCTGCAGTAGATAATGAAAGTGCAAAGCAGGCTATTCGTGACGAGGCCTTTCAGTTAATTCAAACTGTCACTGGTAGAAAAGATTTAGTTAAAGAAAATTGGAACAAAGACAATAAGTATGTTTGGGTGCAGGTGATTGATGGAAGGCCTTTTGAAGTTTTTACTACACAGGAAATGAAATGTAAGAATTTCTATCCAGTTGGAAACGTAGAACTTGATGGATTTCCTGTAACTCCTATTGATACTGTTATTAGTGCGATTACAACGCACTTGAATATTACTACACACAATAAGGTTTATTTTCAGAATGGTAGGGCTACTAGGGGGATGCTTATCATCAAGAGCGATGATGTAAACCCCACTTTGATCCATAATATAAAGCAAAGCTTCAATGCGAGTATTAATGGGAGTTCGGCGGCATGGCGGTGCCCAGTCCTAGGCTTCAATTCAGATGCAGAGGTTGATTGGAAACCTATTGACAATTCTGGCTCTCGGGACATGGAGTTTCAATATCTCACTGACTTAAATGCTCGTGAAATTCTTACAGCGTTCATGACAAGCCCTGATGAACTTCCTGGCTGGTCTTATTTGTCAAGAGGCACAAACAGTCAGGCTTTGTCAGAGGGAAATAACGAATTCCGCATAGAGGCAGGGCGCGACGTTGGTATCAGGCCTCTGCTGGCAAATCTAGAAGAATTCGTAAACGCTGAATTATTTCCCCTTATCGATCCAGAACTATGCAAGATCTGCAGACTCGTATTTGCTGGTTTGGACGCTGATTCTCCTGAAAAAGAAATTGTAAACATTCAGCAAAATTCTCAAGTCTGGATGTCTTACAATGACATTCTAGAAAAGGTAGAGCGCAAGTTAATTCCGAAGGAATTTGGCGGCGAGTTACCATTAAATCCTTCTTTTGGAAAACTACTTGATGCATATTTTACTGTAGGAGAGATTTTAGAGTTTTGGTGTGGTCGTAAAGATGCATCCAAAGATCCTGCTTTGCAGTATCGTAGAGATCCTATGTACTTCCAAAATGTGCAATTGCGGATGGGTCAACAACAAATGCAGCAACAGGCACAACAACAGCCTCAGCAACCTGATCCTAATCAGCAAGACCCAAACAACCCTACTCCTGATCAAGCCAACCAAGAACAGGCAACAGGACCTGCTGATCTCTCTAGAAGTATTGATCAGGCTTATGAGTTAATGAGCAAATCTGAATCTAACATGTCTCCTGAGAAGCGCAAGTTATTGCATAAGCAGCAGAGGACTATTAAGTGGCTTAGGGCTGGGTTTGAAGACGATGTAAATGATGCAGTTAAAGAGATTCTAGAAGTTGCCAAACAGGCTGCGCCAAAGAAGTAACTGAGGTTGCATTTTGCAGTTCTTTATTTCAAAAACTGGCATCAAAGCAATTGATGCTGCAATTAATGCACTTTTTAATAGAATGAAGGCTCGATTTTTAGGTAAAAAATACGAACCTAAAGCTATTAGGTTTTCTGTAACTGGATTTGATAAGCCAGTGCAGTACAGGCCTGATTTATCTATGCCTGATTTGTTTGAAGAGGCAGCTAGGGCCGAAGGCTTTAAGCCTAATAGGAAGCTGCAGGAGGCTGTTGTGGGTGGAATAGAGCAATACCTAGATGCACATCAAGAACTTGCCAAGGCGAAGGTCAGGAACGCTGTGCAGACGGCTTTAAGCGATGCAGAGGCTGCACAAGAAGATATCAACATTGAAAGGGTTCTTAAAAAGGAACTCAATGTTGTTATGAAAAAGGTAACAGAGGATGTTACTGGGGTTGTGGATAATGAACTTGGTAGGGCAAAGAATCTAAGCACTTTAGATGCTATTAGTAAAGCAAATGCGGTAGTTGGGATTGGAGATCCTACTATTGTTTTTATTGGTCCAAACGATAAGTATACCTGCAAGGACTGCAAAAGACTTTATTATTTAGAAGATGGTATAACGCCAAGGGTCTGGAAGATGTCAGAGTTAAAATCGGGGTATGGGAAGCATGGGGCTGAGTGCCCTTGTACGTCAGGGCTTCATAAATTTTGCAGGCACGCAATGTCAACTATGATGCCTGGTTTTGGGTTTGTTGGCGGGCAGATAAAATATATTGATCCTGGTTTTGACGTTTACAAAGAGCAACACAGTTAAGTTAACTGACCTTATTAGGGTTACATAGCTTCTTTAATTTTTCTTTAGCCTTGAGAAGGGTTTCTAGCTGCCTGATGCGTTCTTTTTCTTGAACCAACTTTTCCATTCTTGTGGCGTATTGATTCATTAACGATTGGGGAAGATCAAGATTTACGCAATCATACGAAAAAGTTACGTGAACAATTTTCCCCAGTATGTCTTGATAAAAAATACGGTAATCGAGATGTAGGTTTTCGATTATAAAAGTACGATCCCAGTAAGGGTCTTTTATCCACCTAGGATCGTTTGGCAATGGGAGGTTGTACTCTTTGCATTTTTCTTCAAATGACTTGATTTTTAATAGCTTTTTAATGAAGGTTAGCATAATTTTCAACCCATTTTCCAATGATGATCCCTAACATTACAGAAACTCCCCCAGCGATAAAGAAAACGAAGTCCCTCATTTAATTCCTCGGCAATCCTTGAATCCCACCCATTAGTACAGGGATGTGATTCCAAATAAACGTTTGGGTCTTTTTCTTTTCTAAAACTCCTGTTTTGTACTTAAATACAATAGTTTCTTCAATTCCGCCCAAATCAATAATATCATTTGGCTGAACCCATAAGGCTACAGACCTTAATGCATTTAACACACTGTCATTTACCTCGCCTAAACTGTAGCTTTTGTTGTCGTCATTAGATCTAGCGACTTTAATTTTATTATTGTCTTTTGTAAACTTCCAAATTGTCATATTCTAGCTTCTTCCCATCCATAGTTTGTTGAATAAAATATCTGATTTACTATTCCACTTTGTTTAATTGCAGTTAAGCACTTCTCACAAGGCCTAGACAGCATTACTTTATCATTTGGTGACACTCTGCATACATAAAGATCTACTTTCATCTTCCTTTTAAGTCTAGATTTACTCAAAACAGCCTTAAGTCCTGCAACTTCTGCATGAACTGACATGCTTGCGTCTGGTGTAACACTTTTCTTTACATTGGTGCTTTTAAAGATGATTCTACCACCGCTCTCAAAAACTGCACCATGTCTAAAAACTGGATAAGAACTGGTCTTAGCCGTTTCTATCGTTTGATTTACAACCCACTTCTTCATGATTAGTGGATATCACGTCTTTGTGTCTGTTGTCAAGGGTTATTCTCTTCCAAGGCATCTCTAATTGCTTTTTCTTCATCAAAGCAAAGCTCTTTTTCGCTTAGCAAAAACTCTAAGTAGTCAGGCACTTCTGATGCAACATCTGCAACCCACTCATCCTTCCAAGGGCCTTTGATAAATTTTTCGTCTCTATTTAAGTATTTTTTCCACATGTTTATGTACTTTCGTTGATGTTTTTAATAAAAAGGTCTAAAGTTGGTGGGACATATTGGGTATACGTCCATTGGTTTTTTTGACAGGCTTCTTTAATTTTAGTAATAGTCTCTTCTAGTTGGCCATAGTCAATTACAGTTGTCCCTCTGTTGTGTAGTTTCTTATCAAATACTGAAATAATTACTGGTGTCATTTTGTACTCCTAGTTGTCAAATCCAAATACTATTCGTTCATAGCCTTTTTGCAATTGCAATCAAGTCAATATCTTTAATTTCAGCGGCTCTAGCAGCAGCCCAGCAGCATCATCAGCAGCCCTAGCAGCAGCAGCAGCAGCAGCAGCCCAAGCAGCGGCCCTAGCAGCAGCATCAGCAGCCCAAGCAGCAGCCCAAGCAGCAGCATCAGCAGCCCAAGCAGCAGCCCAAGCAGCAGCCCAAGCAGCATAAGCAGCAGCATCAGCCCTAGCAGCAGCAGCAGCATCAGCGGCCTTCTTAGATCTATCAGTCCCATCAAGCCAGTTTGCAGCCCACTGCACAAATGTTATATTCTTGCATACTTCTAATGCACAAAGGATGCCAAACTTAACTCGTTGTTCCATGGTAACTGCAGGCATTTCAAGCTCTTTAACTAACCGCATTTTAGTGCAGCCCAGCTTAAGCCCATGATCTTCTTTGATTCTAGCCTCTGGGGCAACCTCTACTTGAAACAACCTGGGGGCGGCAAATTTTGCATGAATTGGGTTTAAGAATGCTGCAAGGAGTGGATCACTATAATAATGCAACCACCCTGGGCTGCACAAGTCACCTTCCCCATCAGTTTCCTTCCACTGCTGCAGTTCCCATTGGTAGCCCTTATGGGTCCGCATGTTTTGATCTGTCAGTTTGTAGCCTTTCTAGGTAGCATATCTAGTTCTAGAAGTCAAGAACCAATTGCCTCCAATCTTTATCATAATGCTTAAAGCTGACACCAAAAATGCAAAAGGAATGGTAATTGATGGCGTATTTTCTTCGGAAGCCATTGATTCTTCTGGGGAAATTGTAAAACTCAAAGGATTAGACGTTTCCTCTATGGAAGAGGGACAAGCTACCGCTAATTATGAGCACATGAAAAAAGAAGACGGTGGGTTTGGTAGGGAGACTGTTGGTAGGATTATTTATGTTAAAAAGATTTACTCCTTAGAAGACTGTGAAGACGATAGGCAAAAGTTCTATTTTAAGAAAACAGGAGAACAGCCCTACCTTTATGGGCAGGTAAGGCTATTAGATGCAGCCGGGCATACAGGGGCAGCTGCTCTTGCTGCTCAAATCAGGGATGCAGTTGCTCATGATGAAATTATCCTTGTTCGGTTTTCGGTAGAAGGGACAACTCTTGAAAAAGAAGGAAATGTTATTAAAACTTCTATTGGCAGAAAAGTCGCCCTTACAATAGTTCCTTGTAACAAAACCTGTTTTAGTGGTGTTGTTGTTGATGGTGCAGCCCCCGAAGGCTATGAAAAGTACCCACAGGATGTTCTTAAGTCTGAACTGTTACAAGACCCTTCAAATAAATGCATTGGTAGTAACTCTGGTTACGAGTGCAACCCTATTGTCCATGATAATGGTAAAATTTTTGATAAGTTAGTAGAAAATCTGCAATTATTAAAAGCTATGACTGCAGGATCATATGATGCTGCACCTTCTACTTTGACTGGTGGCGCGGCCCTTCAAAGGGAAGATTTGCATCAAAAATACAAAGATCATATTGTTAGTGCAATTAAAGATTTTGACAAGCCTTTTGACAGGAAGAAGTTTAAGGAATATCTAAAGGGTAGATTAAATAAAGCAGACCTTCCTGAAGTATCAGATCAGTTCCTAGATCATTTTACTGGAATTGCAGAGGATTATCAAGTTAAGAAATCGGAGCCTCTTGGCGATACTGCAGTTTTCTTTTGGAGTGCGGCTCATCAGCTTGAATCGGAATTGATAGAGTTAAGAAAAACTATTAGAGATGAACTAGAGGGCTATAACATAAATATGCCTGAAGTTTATTTAGTGCAATTAAAGGTTGGTGGGGATTTATGTCCAGCTGGTAGGTTTATGATACAAGACGGAGTTGTACATCATTTAGAGGATTATCATAAATTACTAGAAAACTTGATTCCAGAAGGTGCAATCAACAGCAACGTAAACTCTACAATAGAAGCCCTTAAAAGGTGTCCTGCTTTTGTTGTATCGGAGCATGAACTTACCCAACCTATTCGAGATCAAGGGATTAAGGAAGCTAGTATAACACAGCAAGAAACTCCACAAAGGGCTGGTATTTTTGAGTATTGGCGTCCTGGTATGGCGAAGCCTCATATCGTTGAATTTAGTCCTGATTGGGCTGCAATTGATGGGCAAAGCCTAGGGCAAGAGGAGCTGCAGTTAATACTAGATAATGCAAGAAGTGGTCTAGCTACCATTACTTGGAAGGGTAGCCCCAATGGTGGGGATATTCAGCTAGAGAAGGCGGAAGGGGATATCCAAGGGGCGGTTGCAGGGTTAAGACAGGCAATGGCATTGGGGCACATCTCTAAAGAGCATGGAGAGGGAATCATTAACCATATTTATGGGGATCATATGATTCCTGGTGTGGGGAATAAGTACTCTTTCAATGAGCACTTAGCAAAGAAAAAGCCAGGGATTTATGGATCTATTGACATAAACAACTTCAAAAATATCAACGATAAATTTGGACATCCTGTAGGAGATGCTGCAATTAAAAGTATTGGCGGAGCGTTAAGAGAAGCGGCTAATAAAACTGGCCCCGTTAAGCTGTTCAGATCTGGCGGTGATGAGTTAGTTTTCCATGCCCCTACTCATGAGCACGCAATGACTTTTTTAAGACATGCTAGATCTGGAATGGAAAACATACCATCTATTGGTGGCGTTCACAAGCCCTCATTTGCTGTTGGCCTTGGACATGATTATGAAACTGCAGATAAAGCTTTATTATTAGCGAAACAGCAGAAACTAGATCCAGTGACAGGGAAGAGTAGGTACTTACCACACAATACCCCACATATGTTTCATTCTTTAGTACCGGGATTTGAAGGACCGCTTAATCCACATGAAATTGGCAAAGAAGAATCTGTTCCTAGGGCTACTAAGGCTGCTTGATGTTTAGGTTCTTTTGCATCCAATCTTATTTATAGCAACTGCAATTTTAAGTTTATAAAGGAAATAAAGCAATGTCATTTTCTTACTATCCTCGTGTGGGGCGCGCAAGCTGACCACGGTGTCTACCAGTCAATAACAATAGCGGCCGAACAGGTTGGCAGTCCCATGACATTCTGCGCTTACGTAAAGGCAGTGGCCGGGGCTGCCACCATAGGTGCGGCTGGCGTGTACGTGTCTGGTGCCGGGCTGCCTTACAACAACTACGCACAAGCCATGGTCGGATCGGGCTGGCAGCTCATCACTCAGACGTTCTGCCCGCAAGCAGCCGGAACGCTGCTGATTGGGGTCAGCGCTTACCATTTGACTGAGGTCCTGATCGACGCCTGCGCTCTTCGATTCGGTGACGTCGGAATGCCTGGTTAGGACTCACCTTCCCGCCGAAACAGCCCACGCCCGGAGAACAGCAGGCCATCGGGAGCAGAGCAGATGAAAGGACCGAAAAAGACATGACAAGTTACCGACACCCACATCTCTCCGCCGCCCTCCTGGCCTGGATCATCCTCTGCACCGCAGCTTTATGGTCGTGTTCCGTTTGACTAGGTTTTACGGGAACCGGAGATGCAGTTTCTGCAGGTTCTATAGCGAGATTTAAAGAATAAGTACATCGGTAATACTAAGTGGCAGGTGTAACACTCCCTTAGTCCACTATCGCTGTTGCAGTTGTTGCAGATCCCATTGCTATTAAGCTTTCTGTGGCATTGGCAGCAATCACAGATGGTGTCTGGCCATTTCTTGGTCATCCGATCTTCTTTCCTGCATCTCCTGCAACAAGCCGTCACAGGTCTGCTCACACCCTCCCTATTGAATTCGTGAAAGTCTCGTCTAGGTAGTTTTTTATGGCAGCCAGCGCATTCCCAAAGCTTCTCTAATTCCATATGTATCTAAGATTGTTACGAAAGTTACAGTTTTTGTATCTCTTTAATTATAATTATTAAATATAAGCACTACTGCTTTTACACTTTTAAGGAGAATTCAAATGGCTGTAAATTCAATCACAAAAGCTATGGATCTTAAGCGAGATTTAGCGGACAACCTTTCTAAACAACTTTATTCGGCGATGCCCTATAAGACTGATGGATTTGATTCGCTAGGCAATCCTACTGTTACTTTCTCTGTGGATGCAACTCCTACAGCTACCCACAAGGTTGTTGTCATTACCGTTGCTCCCTATCTAAATGGTACGGCTCTTGATGTGTTTGGCAACACTGCTAATGCTTATAGCAATCCTACCAAGATCCAGATTTGTACTGAAGCTAACTATGCTGGCACTTCAGATAACGTTGCTGATATTTTAGCTGCTACTGATTTGCTTCCTGTTTTTGCGGAAGTTGCTCGTAAAGGGACGATTATCGAATGGCACCAAACGGCGACTTCGGTCCTTCCGACCGCTGCTGTAATTGTTGCTGGGGCATCGCTTGTTGCAACCTATAAGCCTCTCTACTGGGGAATTCAATCAGCAGTTTAATTGGGCTGCAATTATAGGAGCCCATAAAAAATGGCAAATTTAAGTAAAAAGGACCTTCAGCAATTAGTTGACAGCGTTTCGCTGCAATTAACTGAAGTGTTAGCGAAGGCGGAAGAAATTCCGAACCAGGAACTGGCAAAGGCTACTCCTGGCAATGAAACTCCCTCGGAAAAGGTTCCTACAGGGTCTTCGACTACTGAAGAAACTCCTGGGGAAGCTCCTAATGAAGACAGTTCGTCAGCTTCTCCAGACGCCTCTAGTGCGCCTGCAGAAGGTGCAAGCGATGGTACTCCTCCAGTAGATGGTGCAGCTCCTGCTGAAGCACCTGCTGATGGTGCGGCACCAGATCCTGCACAGGATGAAACTGGAAGTGTTGAATCGTTACAGGCTGAATATTCAGCTTTACCGTTAGAAGAGCTGAAAATGCATCTTCTAGCTTGTAAGGCTGCGTTAATGGCTCAAATGGTTCAAGGTGGCGGGGAAGGTGCAGAAAGTGCAGCTCCTGACGCCGATGCTGCAGAAGGTACTCCACCTGCTCTTGAAGGTGCAGCTCCTGCAGATGGTGCAGTTCCTCCTGCTCCAGAAGGCGAACCTCCGATGCAAAAGACTGAAACCGATCCTGCTGTTTTGGAACGGCTTACTTCTCTTGAGAAGTCTCTTAAAGAGAAAGATGAAATTATCAATGGGTTTGGTGCTGTTGCTTCAAATCTTGAGAGGATTTTAACTAAACGAAAGTCTGCGCATTCAATTGCAGTTCTTGGGAAGCCTGGAACTGAAATGGCAAAGTCTGAAGACGGCATTGATGTTAGCTCGTTGAAGACTGAACAGGTTATTGAGAAATTAAATGAAATTACAGCTAATGGTAAGTTGTCGAAATCAGATAGGGATGCGGTAATTAGCTATGTGGCTAGTTCCGTTAAAGATATTACAAAAATTGCCCACCTTTTAACCAAAAAGAACTAAGGAGAACTAAAAATGGATTCAATTACACAAGTACAGGACCTCGTTAAGGCGTTAGAGGCTGGCAATTATGATGCCGTGCCTTCTACTCTAGTGCAGGGTAGCGCCCTTCAGATTGAAGATATGCAGTCGGTTATGAATGTTGTAACCGCTGACATGTCGCATATCAAACTACAGAAGATGATTAATACCGAGACGTGTAAGTCCACGACTTGGCAGTTTAATCGCCAACTGTCTTACGGTATCAACGGTGGATCGGCCCAGGGAGAGGGTAACGTTGGTCAAGAAGAGACTAGCGATTATGTTCGTATCGCAATTCCAATCACTTACTACAGCTCGATTCGTCGAGTGACTATTGCTAGCACCATGGTTGCGTCTGCCGATGGTAAAAAGTCGGATGAGCGCGCTGCTGCTGATGCTGCAATTAAGATCGCGATGGATGTCGAGTTTGATCTCTTCCGTGGTATGGATGACTTCTCGAACGCTGGCGTGTTCGATGGTAACCCGATGACAACCTCGCAAGACATGCCTAATATGCATGGTCTTGGTCTTCAGATTCGTCAGAGCGATTTCCAGGCTAACAGCCGCGATCAGCTCTTTAGTGAGTTCGGTTCGGATACTTCGGTTGTGCTCTCTGGTGGTGGTTCTACTCTAACTCAGGGTATTATCGAAGACGGCGCTCTCCGCAGCTCTTTGGGCTTCGGCGAAGCTGACAAGTTGGTTGTTGACCCAGTTGTTCTCGCTAACTACAACAAGCTGACCTTTGGTAAAGAGCGTATCGTTCTTGCTGGTTCGCCGCAAGGTGCAACCGCTGGCGATCTTCGTCGACAGTGGGTTAGCGGTGGTACGGTCAATATCGAAGCTTCGCAGTTCCTTCGTGCTAAGGTTAAACCCTCACGCACTCGCCCCAATGGTCCTGCCGCTCCCGCTTCGGTGACTGGTTCGGCTGCCTCTGCAACCTCTCCAACTGGTATGGTTGCTGGTGACTACATCTATTACGTGACAAGCGGAAATGAAATTGGCGAAAGCCCCTATTCTTCGGTCACTGTGACTGGTGTTACTGCTAACTATAAGGTTACTCTAACGATTACTCAACCTGCTAGCGGTGTGTGGCGTTTCTATAACGTGTATCGTACTGCTGCTGGTGGTGCAATCTCTAGCGCGGCTTTCATTGGTCGCGTTATCCCCACAGTTGGTTCTAACACGACTTCGTTCGTTGACTTGAATAACAGGACTCCTGGTTTCGTAACTGGTTACTTCCTTCAGAAGGATGGAGCCGAAGTGCGACAACTTGCTCCTTACTCGCGCCTTAAGTTGGCCGTTTCGGATCTGTCTATGCCTGAAGCGCACTTCCGCTTCCTTGGTTTGGCAGTGACGACTCCTCGTAAGTTCGTTATTATTGACAACCTCAAGGGCACTCTATAATTAAAGTAGGGGCCTTAACAATCCAATAGGAATTAAAAATGCCTACTTTTCAATGTTCAAATGGGGACGATTTTATTGTTCAGCAATTAGATCGTTCTACCCGTGGGTCTTTAACGACCGTTCTAAAAGTCGATGGTAATACTGGCACCGTAACTGTTGCTGGTCAGACCATCTCAAGCTCTGGTGTTGTTGGTAACACTGGGGCTGTGACAGGCAGCACCGCCTCCTTTACTAGCACCCTTGCTGTAACTGGGGCTGCCACTTTAAGTGGAGGTCTGGCTGTCACTGGTGCCACTACTGTTGGCGGGAAAACTGTTGCAACTGGCTCTTTAAGGTCAGTTGTCTCGGTTGGTGTTGCTGTACCTGGTGCTGTAACAATGGCAAGCACTTTAGTTGGAGATCAGCTGGTTGCAGCATTTGACCATACTGATGGGACAGACGTTCAGACTGGTTTTGAGTCTACTGTTACCGTTTCTGGACAATTGCAGCAATCTACTTCAACAAATCTCTCTGCTAAAACGATTCTCTTTATTTTCCATAGACCTTAATAGTAAATTAAAGAGCCTTGGTTCTATGAAAAACCCACCTCCATCCGGTGGGTTTTTCATTTTAAGAGCAAAATATGTTGCGGAAATATGTTGCAAAATGAATTACTTGGAGTATAATTCGATTATGGCTACTAAGAAAATTGTAAAGAAAGTTAGAAAGAAGAAGTTTAAAAATGAGCTTGATAATATTGAAGACTCCCTTAAAAGGGGTGCAGATTATGCAAATTATGATAAAGCCATAGATAGGATTTTAGATACAAAACTGCAAGAAAGAGATTTAGAAGCCGAAGAGCTATTTGAACTTAACAATAGGAGACAAGATGACTAAAATGATTGTGGACGCTATTAAAGACTGCTTAGAGGGAGCTAGAAGGATTAAAAATAGGGTTTTAGGCGAATTAGTATTTTATGGATTGATTTCGGTTTGTTAAAATGCAAGTTTATAAGAATATTGTTCGTTGGTTTGAAAAGAAACTTGGTACTAGATGTACTGGGGATTGTTGCAAACGGTTTTTCTTGCCCTGCTCTCCTGATGAACTTAAGGCATCATATGATAACGCATTGAAAGAAACGAGAGTAGATGGCGTTCCGTGGTATAGGGATATTGAAACGATTTATCCCATGGTAGAGTTGGTTGCTATTGAAAATCGGAATGATTCGGCTGGCATTAAACATTTTTATAGATGTAAAAATTTAACTAAAAATGGAGATTGTGGCATTTATGATAAGCGCCCTTGGATGTGTTCAGAATATCCTTATGGAGGTGGATGTGCCTTTGAAGGGTGTACTTGGGGTAAGGTAAGTGGAAAAGGTCTGTTGTTTAAAATTGGTAGAAGCTGCAAGAAAGTGAAGAATAACAAGGATTTAGTTAAACAGTTAGAGTCAAAGACCTCTCAAAACAATCTTTAATGTATGAAGCTTTCGGCTAGACCCTTAATTGAAGTTGATTCCGTTAATGACTTTGATATTTCTCAGCAGGTAGAATTTACTGTAGGAGATCCTCTTACTTTCTACTTTCAGCTTGTTAATTTAGAAAAGAATAGAGCGCAGTATGGGTGGAACCCGCCAGGAATGCGCTATATGCCTGCAGTTGGTGCAACTTTAGCATTAACTTTTCTAAATATTGACAATGCGAAACAGTTTACAAGATACGCTTTTCAACCCTTCGCACAAGATAGTAGCATCTGGGCAGTAGCTATCCTTTCCTCAGATCCTGTAGGAGGAACTGTTAATGTTAAAGCTGTTCTATCTGAGGGTTCTACGACCACCACTTTCTCTCTTCACGGGGCTTTGTCTGCAGCGGGGCAGCATGTTTGTAAGCAATAGTGACGATTTGGCTTCAGTTGTTTCTGCTGGGAACACTGGTATTGGCCCGATTTTAATGAAAGGGCCTTTAGTAGGTGATTTATTGTTCGCAGCACTTGATAGGACAGGTGGGGTTGATGGTGCAGACCTTAAGGCTAATTTTGAAGCAGCCGTTAGTGTTTCTGGACAATTGCAGCAAACTGCATCTTTAGATCTTTCTGCTAAGACTATTGTCTTTATTTTTAAGCGACCTGAACCTTCAGATATAAATAAGCCTCGTAACTATTCTTTTGAAAACGGCCTTGATTATAGCCCTAGAATAGATAAAGGTGGGGACTATAGAAATTCTAAGAATGGTTTAGGTAGAGTTTTTAATGAAAACGCAATTGCCGTAGCTTGGGAGGATCTAGAGCCTCTCATTACTCCTCAGTTACTAAAAGAAGATCATCTTTTGGGTATTCCCCTTGTTTCTGCAGTAAGGGATCCTTCTACTGGGAAGGCAGACGTTTGGAATTCAGACATTCTCAAGAGGGTTATTGTAAGGTCTGTTTCTATTTGTGAGGTTGAAGGGAAGTTTGATATATTCCCCAAGCAATACAGAGAGAAAGAGGCTTTTGATAGAGTTCAGTATCAATCCTTTGGTTATTTTCAATTGAGGCACCGTCCTGTTTCATCTTTACAGCAGCTGACTGTAACGACAGCTAGTGAGCAATCGGTCTATCAAGTCCCTCTTGACTGGATTGATATTGGATATTTGAGGCAGGGGCAGATAAACATTTTACCTCTTACTATTAGTATAAAGGATGGAGCAATTGTACCTCTATTGGCTGGGCCAGGTGGATCTGCCTTTTTAAGTATTTTTGGGAATCATCCTTGGTTGGCCTCTTTTTGGGAAGCTATTTATACTACAGGGTTTCCTGAGAATAAACTTCCTAGAATCGTTAATGAATATATTGGTGTAGTAGCTGCAATGGAAGTTTTATCTGCTATTGGAGCTACTTATAGTAGAAGCACGTCAACTTCTTTGGGGTTAGATGGATTGTCTCAAAGTGTATCTGGTCCTGGTGCTCAAATTTATGTAACTAGATTAAAAGAGCTTGCAAGTAAGAGACAGTGGATCAGGACAAGGCTTCAAAGTCAACTTGGTGTTGGTACAATTATTGATAACGTTTAACGTGAAGTGATGGCAGAAAACGATACCAATAGTGCTGTTGTCATTCTTATTACTGATGGGGCTGGAAAGCTTATCTTTGGTAAGAGGAAGGATAATAATCAGTGGACGTTGGTTGCAGGACATATTAAACAAGGTGAAACGCCAGAACAGGCCGCCTATCGAGAGATTTTTGAAGAGTCTGGACTAAAGGTTACCTCTTTATCTTTAATTAGAGAAGAGCACAGTCCAATGGGTGGTAAATTATATTTCTTTGCTACCCAATGTCAAGGAAAACCCGTTACATCAAATGATCCTGATGGCGAAATGTCTAAAATCCTATGGGTTAATTGCATAGGAGGAATACCTTCAAATATTTACAACAATCTGCATGGACCCCAAGGAGATGCTAACCTTCTTAGACAGGTTTTTGATATGAAAAAATCTGAAAAGATTTGGTTAGAAGATGCAGGATTTGCTGTGCTTTCTAAGTCAGAAGATGATGAAATTTCAAACCTCCTAAAGCATCCTAACCCCAATGAACGTGTTTTAAGTTTGAAACTTGGATCTGTAACCCCAGAGCATCTTTCTACTGCTATTTTAGATCCCGATCCTAAAGTTTTTCAGGCTGCTTTTAATCATAAAGACTCTAGCTATGCCCTAAACCATCTTGCATCAAATACTAGAGATGCAGCAGGCAATCCTCTTTTTGACAGACATGATTTTCTATTAAAAGATCCTCGTTTGTCCCAAGACCATGTAAAACTGATGGCAGGTGCTGTTAAACAAGATCCAAACCTTTCTGTTCAAGATCAAGCTAAAAGACTAAGGGTTCTTTCTAATTACGGCTATCAAGATATCAACAAGGCTGAGTCGACTTGGGCACATCATCTATTATATGCAGGATCTTTGCAGCACCCTACTGGTCGAGTATCAAATTCTGCAAAAGAAGAAACTCTTGAACACCTAAAGCCTCTTAAACATCAATATGAAACGTTATTAAAAGAAAATGAGGCGATAGAGCCCAATAATGCAGGTTTACATGATATTGGGCAGATATCGCCTAAAGTGGTTTATAATGTAGGTGAACATAAGTTAATGGTAAAGCCTTATGAAGAGGAAGACCATCCTACTTCAGGTTGGGCTGAGGCTACAAGTCAAAATTTATATCATACAGTGGGCCTAGGGCATCTACATCAACATTCATTTGTTTCTAATCATGGTGTTGGTAAATATAACATTCCAGCTACTGCAATTAAAATAGACCCTACTTCTGTACCAGTGCATAAAGCTGCATTGAATGATGCTAGGAAAAAGAATCCTGCAATTGAGGATGAGGCTAGGAAGTTGGCTGTTATGGATTTTTTGACAGCTAACGTTGATAGACATTCTGGCAATTTAATGGTACAGCCTAACGGTCACCCACTTGCTATTGATAATGCAATTGCGTTTGGTAAGCCTGGACAAAGCCTTGATTACGTTAGCAGTAAGCCTGGGGTTGCATCAATTGCAGCTAGTAGCAAAACCCCAGAAGGCAAAAAAGACTATCAAAGAATTATTAAAGACTGGTGGCCTACTGTTTCAGAGGATGTCAAGAGGGCTTTTAATAAAAGGCTTGATTTAATTCAACACCCTGTTCATAAAGAGCGGATTGGATCTTCTTTTAATCATAGAGCTAATTGGTTAGATAATAAAGCTAAGCAGGATAATATTGATAGTTTTGGTGATTACGCACAGGAAACATTAAATAAACACATGGAAGGTGCAGAATTTCTTTCAAATCATCCCCAGATGAAAATAGAGGGATTGCATGAGTCATTGATGGATAAACATCCTGCAGTACACAACGAAGACGTTGCTGCCTTTGAAAGGAATGTTAATAATCCTGCTAATAAACTGCAGCCTATTAAACACAATTTAGGTGGATTAGATGTAAAGGCTGTTTATCAGCATGGGGATAAGAAATATCTTGTTAAGCCTAGTGTTTTTAAGGGTGAATATGATAAGATAAACACTCCATTGTCTGCTTTTAATGAAATGGGCAGTCAAAACATGTATCATGCAGGTGGCATTGGTCATCTGCATCAAAAAGCACATTGTACTGTAGCTAAGGGGGCTTTCGCTGATTCTCATGGGCTTGTTATTCATATGCAGCCAGGGGTTAAGAATCTATCGAAGGCTAGTTTTGCAGAAAAAGAGAAGCTAAAGAATCATCCTGATCTTAAGAAAATTGGATTCATGGATTTTGTCACTTTTAATAATGACAGACATGAAGATAATTTGATGCTGGATAAGAACGGAAATCCTCTTGCAGTAGATCATTCTGGGGCTGGTAGACATGATGCAGATGAAAGAGAGCCAGAGAATCAGGACTTAGAGTGGAAGGTTCCTGGTGTAGGGTTAGGTGGTGGTTTTACTGAGGCTGCTAAACCCGATGCTGACACTTGGAATTGGTGGAATAAAAATAAAGCTGCAATTGTTTCTGCACACAACAAACATTTAGATTCAATTCCTGATAAAAACATGAGGAATCGGATGAAAGATTCCTTCAATTACAGGATTAATGCAATTGATGAGGGGTGGACGCCTTTAGGAGAGCCTATTACTAAGGGTGAGGAGAAGCTGCAGAAGACTCTTGAGGGTGCAGATTTTTTGCATAAGCAGCACGATAATCCTAAGTTGGTTAACAAACCTGATTTAACAGGGGTGCATGAAAAATTAAAGATGGCCACACCTGCTGCAATTAAGCAGCATCGTCAAAGATTTGAACTTGGTTTAAATCAGCACAAAGATAGTTTTAAGTCTTCTGTAACTCTTGAGCATGATGATAGTAGAACCAGAGAGCTGGGGGAAGAGCCCAAGGCTTTTTATTCGCATGGGCCGCATGAGTTTATGGTAAAGCCTCAAGTGGGTCCAAGTACTGTAATGTCAGCTTGGAATGAAATGGGGAGCCAGGCTCTTTATCATGCGGGCGGTATTGGCCATTTGCATCAAAAAGTCCATGCAACCACTCTGGCTAATCAGCCTAATGCAGATCCTAGTAAGCCGCCTAACGGTATTGTTGTGCATCTTGAGCCTGATACAAAAACGGCCCTTAGATCAGAAATTGATGACGATCCCAGGGTCAAGAAAATGGTTGACAGCCCCGTTCATAGGCAGTCGCTAAAGAAGATGGGGGTTATGGACTGGTTAACAGATAATCCAGACAGGCACAAGGGAAATATTCTTGTAAAACCAGATGGGTCTCCTATAGGCATCGATCATGGTCGTTCTAACTGGTCTCATAGACATTATGCGTTTGGATCAGAAGAAAATGAGGCACCTGGAACCAAGCACTGGATTGACGCTTTTCAAAAAGATCCTCATTTGCAAAAACAGTTTTTTGATAAATTTAATGGTGATTTTTCTGATGCTACTAAGTATGGGGGTAGACCAGATGAGGAAACTTGGCAATGGTGGGATACCAATAAAGAGAAAATGAGAGAAGCTTTTAAAAAACATGTAGAGATGCTTCCAAATGAAAATGCTAGAAATAGAATGATGCACTCTTTTGATGTTAGGTTTGATCATTTGAACGATTTGAGAGACGCAAGTGTTGATACCCCTCCAGACGAATTTCAAGATGTTCCAGAAGCGGATTTGGGATCTCGTCCAACTGAACTCCACCCTGGTTTTAGATCAACTGAGGGCAAAGCTACAGTTTAGTTCTTGACTTTGGTGTGAAATAAGGTATAATAAAAAAATGAAAGTAACTGTTTTTGATGTGACAGATAAGCAGACGGATGTCTTTGAGGGGACACCGGATGAGCTTATTGGTAAGCTGGATAGCTATTATACCTGGCTAAGCCGTTATAAGCCAAAGGACTTGACTGATAGAATTAGAATGGTTGCAAATCATCAAATGTACTTTGTAAAAGTTGAAGAGTGAAGATAAGGGTTATAGATGCAGCAACAGATCTTGTAAGGGAGTTTGAAGGAACCCCAGATGAACTTATTGTTAAACTTGATGGTTGCTATAGTTGGCTAAAAAGGTACAGTCCAAAGTCTTTGGGAGATAGAATTAGATTGGTTGCAGGTCATCAAATATACTTTGTGAAGGTTGAAGAGTGATAATAAAAGTACATAATGCAGCAACTGAGGAAACTAAGACGTTCAAAGGAACGCCAGAACAGCTTATTGCTCAACTAGATGCGTCATATGCTTGGCTAAAGCAATATGAGCCTAATGGGCTGCAGGATATGATAAGACAGTTGAGCAATCAACAGATGTTTTTTGTTGAGGTGTCAGGTTAATTTTGTTTGACATCTAGCTAAAGATAGCGTATAAAGTATCCATGATTAATATTCAATATCTAAAAGGCGATGCAACTTCCCCTGTAGTCAATGGTAGCATTATTGTACACATTTGCAACGATATCGGGGCTTGGGGTGCTGGTTTTGTGTTGGCTCTTTCTAAAAAGTGGGAAGCCCCTGAAAAGCAATATCACGATTGGTTTAATTATGACGCTCCCAAGCTAGGTGATGTGCAGTTTGTTATTGTTGATAAGAATACCATTGTTGCAAATATGGTGGGGCAACATGGTTGTGGGTGGAATAATGGAGTCCCCCCAATTCGATATGATGCAGTCTCTCAAGGCCTTGAAAAAGTTGCTGAAATTGCTTTAAAAAAGAATCTTTCTGTTCATATGCCTAGAATCGGTTGCGGCCTTGCTGGTGGAACTTGGGATAAAATTGAGCCAATTATCGTTGACAAACTTAGTAATAAGAATATTTCAGTTTATGTATATGACCTGAGGTAAATTTGCAAGTAACTGTATATAACCACCTAGATAATGATAGAAAAGTATATGAAGGGTCTGACCTTGATGTCAAATCTGCAATATTCAAGGATCACCCTTATCTTTTGCATCATCTAGGTTGGGATACTTCAATTGAAGATCTTGTAAGGTCTTTAGATAGAAGTCAGCACTTTTCTGCAATTATCTCTAGCGTTTCTCTTATTAAAAGAGAAATGGTTATTGCAAGAAATGCACAGATTTTTAATAAAGATCGATATATGGAGTCCATTAGATCCGCCTGTGAGTTCTTATCTGGATTTAAGGCTTCAGATTTAGCAGTGCGTCAGGCTCTATTAGCTAACGATGGCGATGAGAAGGTTGCGATGCTGGACGCCCATAACATAATCCCCTCAAAAGCGAACCTGGAGGCATTAGAAGCGGTTCTAGTGGCATCTCTTGATAAGTCTGAGATCCTTGAGGACGCTCCTGTTGCTTTTAATGAAGTTGAAGCCTTTAATGAGGGTGGCAAAGAGTTTGCAGAGATGGTTAAGAGGGCATCCAAAGATGCTGCAATTAATGCAATTAAGTTAGGCGTTGGTAAGCATTCTAAGGGAACTTTAATTGCAAAAGATCCTGAAACCCATCTTTCCTTGATATTAAAACCTGGTGCTGGTAAACAAAACCCTGCATCAGGTGAGAAGCAAAACCCAGCCAGTCAAAGCGTTCGGGAAGCTGCATTTTATGCAATTGCAGCAGCCTGGGGTTTGGGGAAGTTCCTACCTGAGTGTCATTTATTGATAATTGATGGCATAGAATATGCAGCTATGCAATTTTTGCAGAGCCAATGGGTTAATGGAAATGAATTAAAGGCAGAAGATCCTAATAAGGCTAATAGGTTACTGCATATTTATCTAGTTGACGGCAGCTTGCATAAGTTAGCTGCACTTGATTATGTTAATGCTAATCCTGATAGGCATAGTGGAAATGTAATGTTTTGCGGCCCAGAGATTAGATTGATTGATCATGGGTCTGCTTTAGCTGGGATTGACTTTAAACCTCCTACTGATAAGTATTCATTTGTCCCTTATTATTTAAGGGTGTTTTGTAGGGGTGGGTTTAGCAGAGTGTCAGTTGATGAAAAAGTGTTAGCTTTGCCTAGGGTTAATCCTAGTGTTGAAAAGGAACTTGGGGAGTGGTTGTTGAAGTTGGATGGGGGAATTGTGCAGAAGTTATTGATTTCTTATAATATAGATCCAGTTCCTGAGTTAGCTAGGCTTGATTTTTTGAAGTTCGCTTGTGGCATTCAACCTGCAGATCTTGCAGTAAATAGTGCCTGGGTGGTGCCGTAGTGGATAGTAAGCAGTATCGGCAGTGTTTTATGTCTTCCAAGCAAGAGGATGGGTCTGTTTTTCGTCATGCGGCCTATCTTCCTAATGAAAAGGCAAAGCTGGGGAAGAAACTGGATATTGATTTGTATGGCAAAACTATTAAGGGTTTTGTAGTTGATTTTGTTGGTCCAGTAGTGACAATTGAAGATGTTGATAAGGCTAGAGAGAATTTGAAGAGATTCAAGTGGGTTTTAGGTGGGTAGAGATAATCTTTCTTTTAAGGATGGGAAATAATGAGTTTAGCAAGTATTGTTAGTTTTGATGTCAAGTGCAAGGGTGATGAAACTGAAAAGGACTATGAAGGTCTTTTTAAAGTTAAAACCAAACTTTCTATTAAAGAGCGTTTGAAGGAAGATGAGATTAGGCGCTCTGTTCTTGGTGTTGATTCGCAAAATGCAGGAACTGAGGCAACTCTAATCGCTTCTGCAGTTGCCTATCTCGCTGTTAGGTTAGTGGAAAGTCCTGACTGGTGGAAGGCTTCTGAAGGTGGAATGAAGCTTGAGGATTCTAACGTTTTAGCTATCGTTAATAATACTGCAATGGCTGAAATTGCTAAGGAATATCAGAAGTTAGCCAAGAAGGCAGAAGACGCCCAAGGTGAAATCAAAGCTGAACTAGCCAAGGCTCCATAGTGTGGCGATTGACTGGGTTGAGTCGATAAAGATACTAGCGCTTAAAGAGATAATATCAAAGCACCAGTCATCTGAATTCGACCTTAGATCTATTGCTAGGTGGTATAGCAAGACTTTTGCTACACCACTTCACCTTGTTTACACTCTTCCAACCTATGATGTTTTGCAGGCATATTTTGAAGAAACTTATGAAGAGCTTTCAAAAAGTGAAGAAGGTGAAATAGAGTTAAAGAAAATTGCAGAAGAGTTGTCTAAATCTGAAGCCGAACGGGAAATCGCTAAGAAAGAAAAAGACAAAGAGGATGTTCTTGTTCATAATATGGAAAAGGACTGCAATAGTAACAACATCAAGATTAATGAAAAAGAGCTTAAGGATAGACAAAAGAAGGCTAAAGAGAAAATTGCAAGGGATAAGGCCACTGCAAAAATGCTTGAAAAGGCATTAGATCAAGACAGCCTTAACAGTAGGATAAACCTTGATATCCCTGTAGCTCCACCTGAAGAAGAGCCTCAAGAATTCAAGATGGATTTTACAGGGTTAGATGATATTGGCGATTTAGATGGACTGACTAGCTTGACTGGGGTAAAATGACAAAGACTTGTAAATTGTTTTTTAGCGATTGTCATATTAGCGCGGGGATTGGTGTGCAGCCATCTCCTGGTACGTTTGCTTGGGAATGGTTAAGTGAAGCTGACAGACAGAGACTCTTGTCTTTTCTAGGCTGGGTAAAAGATAGGGTCGTAAACAAAAGCAACCTTCCTATAATTGAAGAGGTTGTGATTTTGGGAGATCTCTTTGATGGTTGGATTTTCCCCCATGACATTAAACCTCCTACCTTTGAACAGATAGTTTTATCAACCTATGCAGCTCCCTTGGTAGACCTTTTGCATAGTTTATCTAGCAAAGTTACTATCTCTTATTGTAGGGGTAACCATGATATGGGTATGACTTCTGCAATTATGGATGAGTGGCTGCCTTGGATAAGGTTCTATAATGACCCAGTAATGATTATTAATAATACTAGAGCGGAACATGGTCATATGTATGACCTGTTTAACGCACCAGATTATAATAAAGCTGATAGTTTGCCTCTGGGATATTTTATTAGTAGGATTAGTGCAACAGTTGCAAGACAAACGGGCAAACAAGGCCCTAGTATTGAAGCTGAAATCCGTGAACTCGCCAAAGTTATAGAAGATAAAGAAACCGTTCCTCAAGGCGTTTTTGACGCTTGCTGTAAAATTGTAGGATTAAAGGCAAGTGATGTAATTATAATGCCTGATGATTTATGGGGTGGTGAGACTGTCAGTGTTGGGGAGATTAGTGAAATGTACAAGGGGTTGGTTGGGGACTGGAGAAAGAACAAGGGAGACATTCAGACAGATTTAGCAATTGCAGCGGCTTTAAACGATTTTGAGTTAATTGCAGATGAGATGTTTCTAGAGGGTAAAGCTAAAACTGTTATTTTTGGACATACGCATGTTGCGAAATATGTCAAACATTGGATTCCATTTATTAAAAACTGGACTTATGTAAATTCTGGCGGATGGTGCATGGATCTGCCTAAAGTCTCTTGGGTTGAGCTAATTGGAGATGAACCTACACTTTATAAATGCAGTGGGTTTGCCAATGGAAGAAGCCCAGTTGGATTAGAAAGTCCTAGGTCGGTTGTAGTCCAGGTTTGATTTGAACAAACGGTAACGCAATTATAGATTGCGGGCTTTAACCACTAAGCTACTGGACCGTGTTTTAGTACGCCCAACAAGAATTGAACTTGTAACATTATCTTTAGGAAAGATAATCTCTATTCTATTGAGCTATGGGTGCAAAGGTTAGCGCGAGTGACACGACTCGAACGTGCATCATCCAATTACAGTACAGGAGATTAGAAGGCTCCGCTGGTACACTCGCATATTTTGTAATGTTTGAGCCCTTCGCTAGCTAGGAGCCAGCCTTACTGCGTTTTGCCAGGAGTGGTGCAGCAAGCAACCTGTGGAAGGGCATATTAAATTGTGACAGCAGGAACGACTCGAACGTTCTTAACCATAGCGGAATCGAACCGCCTTCAGGAATTACCTGTGTTACCAAACATCTGCTGTCATATTTTTGCTCCAAGGGTCTGGATCGAACAGACGACTCGGTTAACAATGGTGCCGAGTCCCATACCTCTTGGGGACCCTGGAATACAGTAGCGGGTGCAAGAGTCGAACTTGCGTAGACTGGGTATGAACCAGTTGACTTACAATCCGTTAGTCTAACCCGCTTTATTTAAGATTGGTTTGCATCAAGTGGAGTTGAACCACTCTTTATATAGAGGCCAAGACAACCAAGTCCTCTATCTATAAAGCCTATTTAGATGCCATGTTAAATTTACCGTGCTTGATGGACCCTAGTATAGTAGAAAGGAGTCACCAAAACTACCATAAATCCATCAAGCGCTTAGTCAGGGAGGTTGGATTTGATACCAACATTGCCTAGTATTATTGTTATTCCTAGGTCTGTCCACTGTCTGGCAGCGTAACTTCCGCCACTCCCCGATGTCTGCTATATACTATCAGAATCTATTTAGTTGTCAAGTCTATTCTTCTGGTAAAGTTTTTCGTTTACCTTGAAGGTATCTTAGTGTGTCCAATCTTCCTCCATAATAGGCTTTAATTGTTTTTATACCAGCAATTTTTGCTGCAATTAGCCTGTGGTTTCCGTCATCAATGACTGGGTATGGAGTAACATGTTCTCCATAACAGTAAGCGTCAATTGAAATGGGGTCAACCTTTTTATTTTGAAGGAATAGATCGTAAAAGTATCTGCATCGTTGTACATGGTACCTTTTCTTTCTATTTTTAGAATTATCAATATAGATAGATTGAGGTGAGCTTTTTAATACTAGTTCCTTGAACTCTTTATAAGAATAAATGTTTAGATTATAAACACCATCAGTTAGGCCAAAGATTCTGTCAACAAGAATTTTATTTGTTCCCTTTTTCATCTCTCTAAGATACACATTTTGTATCCTGCTGTCAAGTCTTTTGTTCCAAGGAAAATTCAGGCAATCTTTATAATGGTAACTCATGGCCGCAGAACAGCAAGATAAGACAATAAAAATCAAGATAGATACTGACAATCCGTCTGCGCAACGGTTTAATGCAACTATCGCAAGTATGACGGCTAGCGTTGAAAAGTTGGCTCAAGTGCTTGATAAAGTTACTAGAAGCATGGAAAGCTTCTCTAGGGCTCAGGGTAAGACAGGCGGCCCTAGTGTAGGTAAAGGTGGGGCAACCCAAGGTAAGGCTGGAGGGATTGCAGAGAGTATTATTGGTGACAGCGGTGGGGTAAGGAATGCTGCAAAGGTTACTGAGGCTGCGTTAAGTTCTACTGGGAATAATATTAAGAGGTTTGTTAACAATGCTATAAATGATATGCAGAGGCTGCAGGCTGCTACTAGGAGTATTGGAGGTGGTTTTGCTTCTAGTGGTGCGGGTGGTTTTGGTGCAGGGGGTGGAGGTTATAGCTATGGATCAGGGTTTTCATCTTCAACAGGTGCAATGCCCTTTGGTGGAGGTCCTGGTGGTGCAGGGGGTGGAGGTTATAGCTATGGATCAGGGTTTTCATCTTCAACAGGTGCAATGCCCTTTGGTGGAGGTCCTGGTGGTGCAGGTGGAAGAAATTATGGAGATTTTTCTAGTTTTGAAAGAGAGATAGGTGGGATCGCTCCTCCAGGAACTAGTTCCGGTGGCAAACCTGCTGGTGGCGTTGCTGCATTTGGGTGGCGGGGCAGAGCGGCAAATTCATTGGTTGGTGGAGCGATTGGGAAGATGTTTGGCAATGGGCCAGCGGGAGCGGTTATCGGAGGGATGCTAGGAGAAACCGGAGTAAGTAGAGCTTTGGCTCCTTATATGGGAGGTATCGGGGTAGGAGGAGCCATTTTGAAGGCTTATGATTTTGCCGCGACCTCCTTTGAGGATACTAGAGCTGGTAGGATTAAGTTTACCTTAAATCAACCCCTGATGGCTCTTGGAGCTGCAGCTTCTACTGCTAGCATCCATCATAAAGTATTTTCTGCTGCACAGGATAAGGATATCGCTTCAATTGCGGCTTTTAATGCAACAGTAAACGACCCTGATATCAGGAGATCAATCGGTAGTGCTAATTTGAACAAGGAAGCGCTAATGCTTGCTTGGAATCAAAATCCTGTATCTCTTTCAAAGGGTTCCGAGTATGTAAAAGATGTTATTAAAGGATGGACTGGTACTGGTGCAGAGTCTTTTGCGAATTATGTTTCTGGGTCCAAACTAGACCCAGTTGTGCAAGAAAAATTGTCTACTTTAGGATACATGACCGCTTCCTATGGACTAGTTGGCGAACAGAATGATAAGTTTAATACTGCATGGGAAGGTAAAAAGATGTTGCAGACTCCCATGTTTAATATGATGGCAAATCGTATTTCTCAAGAGGGTCAATCAAGGCAGCACATGATGTGGGGGCATGGCGGATCTACGGGATATACAAAAGACGGAAAGCGACTTAATGTAGAGGATTGGTTATCGAAGATAACTGCTAGCGGTTGGACTGGCGAAGAGGTAAATTCCGCTTATCAGCAATTTCTTTCTTTTGGTAAAGGCTATAGTGGAATTGTGGGCGGAGAAAGGGGGCTGTTGGGGGTTCAAATGGCAGGTTTGACGAATCTTTCTCAATTATTGCCAATGGGAGGTATGTTAAGTGGTTCTGTTGCTGGTACTCAAAATTGGTATAATACATTAAAGCACAGTATTGGCCGGGGAGGATTAGATGTTGCTGCTGGGAAGGATATGTTTGCAAATGTTGGGACAAGCGTTTTGAACACTGGGCAATTTGGATCTGGCAACACAGCAGCAACATATTTGGGATTAGCTGCGGGTTTAGTTGGCGGCGGTGTTGACGGTGGGAGTGTAGTTGCCGATGTTGCTGGGCAACAGCGTGCGTCTATGATTTTAGCGCAGGGCGATGAGACTTTTGCAAAGTTTACTCAGGGGTCTCAGGCTCCTTTATATATGGCTGCTAGCCTTTTAGGAGCTATGGGGGCGGCAGGAGGGTATAACGCTAGTGCAGAAGCTTTGAGTCGAATGGATCCAAAAGCTCTAACTTCTATTGCGAGGGGCGGAGAAATCCCTGGATACTATCGAGATATGCCAGGAGTCACTCAAGAATCTGCAAGAAACTTCCTCAATTATCAAAGAAACAGTCCATTTTTTGAAGTTATAGACTCTCTTAATACTGGTGGGCAAGGTGAGCTCTTAGGACAGGTCAGATCGAAGATGGCTTCTGGGGGAAGCTGGATCGATGTACTTAATGATAAGGCGGGGGGATTAAAGGGGAAAGATAGATTAAAAGCGAGAAATGTTATTGTTCAACAACTTGCTGGGATTATATCAAATTCCGGTTCAGGTATAAACGAGGCCAAAGCTGAGGGGATGCTGCTTTCGCAGTTAACTCAGGAGTCCGATTGGGCCTCTGGCTTGGGCGGTAATGGAGTAGGGGTGTCTAAACCCCAAGGTTTAGAGGCGGATGCGTTAAAGGCACAGGCCGCTCTGTATAATCAACAGGCTAATTTAGGCAGCTTCGGATCCTCTGACAGTAAAAATCTAGAGGATGTTAAGAGATATTTGTCTGAGTTGGTTTTACTTGTTTCTAAGAGTACTCCGGGAGTTCTTTCTGCTGCACAGCTCGCGGGTGCTCAAGCTGACGCAACTGCTAATGCTACAGATTCGGCACTATCCATGTACGCTAAAAAAGCTGGCTATGATATCAACAATCTAACAGCAGAACAAAAATCTAAAATTGACGCATTTCTAAATCCTGGGAGACCGCCAGTTAGAGCGGTTTCAAAGAGATAGAATGAAGACTCCTGTTGTTTATGATGTTGTCCAAGAGTATTCTGGGAAGAATGGACACGATGGATCTATTCATTTAAGTCCAGGTTGGTGCCTTGCCGTTGTTGGGTTTAATAGGCCACTAACTTACTCCAGAAAACTTAAGAAAGCAATAGGAGATCCTGCTTCTGGTGCTCAGTTGCGTGGGGAGAAGCCTCTCATTATTTTCGATGACTGTTTGCATTTATCGATATCTAGAAGTTTAAAGTCCCATACAAAGTCTCTTAATGCTACATTAAAAAGCGCTTCTGTTAATTATTTATCGGCAAGTTATGTCCTTCCTGGTGATTGGATTTTTGCTTGGTGTCACAATGATATCGAAGTTACTAAACAGATAATTTCAAAAATTCAAAGTGGCCAACCGGCAAATGACTTTATGTCTGGGCTTAAGTTTATTGGAAGAGTCCATTCCGTTAGACGTAAACTCAGCGTTAATAACCGAGTGAAATCTCTTACTTACAGTCTTAGTGCTGTTGGATTTCAAGAACTTGATACCCAATTTTATTATGATCTGCAGTTAGCGGGGACTCTTGCGAATGGTGGCCCTAGAGAAATTGCAAAATTTTTGGCACATCTTGGGTTAGACTGGACCGATTTTGCTGCAACTCAGCTTGAGTCTGCTGGGACAGTAAAGGACAACATGTCACGGTTGGTCCCGGCTTTAATTAACGCTGTTATAGGCAAAGGTGGCTCTAATAAATTAGCAAATACTCCAAGAGATCACATGTATGAAGGTGTAGGGGGCTTAGGTGTAGAGAATAATCAATTAGTGCAAGGGGGTGCTAAAGTTAGATTAACCGCTTTAGATGTTGATGTCCCCTATGCATATATGATTCCTGCATATTGTGCAAAACTTTTAGGGAAAACTAGTGTAGATAAAACGAAGCCGAATTTTGATGTTTTTGGCTATTCTGATATTTTAAGGCTTTTGATTGGTGTGCAGGAATATGATAATTCTGATGCAGATAAGCCTTCTAAAGGGTTTTGGCCAATTTTGCAAAATGGCGGAAATACCGAGTCTAGATATTTTTGTCAAGAGCCTTGTAAAGGAACTTATTTAGTTACTCAAGAGGCAACCTTTATTAATCGTCCTTTGTGGCAGATTTTAGAGCAGTTCCTTAATCACGCAATTAATGATATGTATACTGCACTAAAAGTTGGGCCTGATGGGCTGATTTACCCCACTCTTGTTGTTAGACAGATCCCCTTTTCAACACAGGTTATAGATGAAGATCCTTCTTTTAAATTGACTAGATTTTTGGAGATGCCTCGTTGGAAGATAGATCCTGTTATGGTTTCAGATCTTGATGTAGGGAGATCTGATGCAACCCATATAAACATGGTTAAGCTTACAGGGGACTTGTCATTGTATTCTCAAAATGAGAGATCTAGTCCCGCGCGAGCGATGATTAGAAATCCTCCTATTTTTGATGATATTGATATCGGACGGTCGGGAATTCATTCTTTTATGGCCACTGTTAATTGCACATTGCAAGACGTTACTAGGGTTGATGGGTTTAGAACTTGGACTGTTGCAGTAGCTGATTGGCAAATCGGCTCTCAGTATACTCTAAATGGTACTATGGTCTGTTCTGGCATTCAAACTCCGATTGCAGAGGGGGACAATATAGAATTTGAAGGCATTGTTTACCACATAGACGGGGTTTCTGACAATTGCTCTGTTTCAAAGCGGGGAAAGACTTTTTCGACAACTCTTTATCTTACTAACGGGATGCCATCTGATCAAATGGTTCAATCTCCAGACTTTCCTAGATACCCTGGGTTTATTATTACAGCTACATTAACCCCTGTTACCGAGGTTGACAATGAAAATCAGAAGACATGGACAGCAGAGGTAACCAATGAGAAACTAGCAAGTGTTCTTCCAGACGCGATTGGACGAGATCTTCTTTTAAGCCCCCCGTCATTTAAACCAGACATCACAGGAAGCACTGACGATATTTCTGGGAATGATGGAGACCTTACTGCTATGAATCCTGGATTGAGCGAGGAACGATAATGGATGTAATTCCTTCTATTTATGATGTGGAAGTAATAGGGCAAGCCCCTTTTTATTCTGGCGGATCTTTTAGCAACATCAAACTGCACCAAGGAGAAGTAAGGAAAATTATATATCCTGTTGACAAGGACTCTCTTTCAAAGATGTATGTTGAATATGACGTTTTAGTCTATCAACACGAAAAAGGCACCTATGCAGGTAAAATTTATCGAAACTGCACTTTGTTGAATACCTTGGCTGGCGGTGGAGATCAAAGCACGTGGACTTTAAGGGCATCTACACAGCCTGTTGAAGATCAACAGGAATCAGACGGATCTAGGGTTTTAATAATGTGTGTAGAGGGATCTAACAACCAACCTGTTATTTTGGGTGGGCTTAGAGACGAGAGATGTACAAAAGATCCTTCTAAAGAACATTTCTTCAACTGGGAATTCAATGGCGTTAACTTTAGAGCAAATGATGACGGTTCTTGGTCCATTGTTAATAAAGGTAAAACTACCAATCTAGGTGATGTAGACCCCAAAGCTGATAAAAATGGCATTGGGACTACAATTAAAACAGAATCCAATGGTAATATAATAATAAACACACCTAACAATAATCAGTCTGTTGTTATAGACAATATAAATAACTCTATTACCATAAATGCTGATAAAGAAATTACAGTCAACGGCACTAGAATCAATTCTGGCACTAACGCAGATGAGCCACAGGTATTAGGTCAGCAGCTTGTTGGCATTTTGCAGGATTTAATTACTGCAATTACTAGCATGACTATGTTCACTTTTGGAGTTCCAGGAACTATTACTTCTCCTCCTATAAATTCTGCACTTTTCTTATCAATTGCAGCAAGACTAGAAGAAATTCTTTCACATCAAAGTTTTGTTAAACGCGGGTAATCTTTAATAATATGCCAACTAGTACAGCTAGCGGAATCACTTCTTTGTTGAGCGGGGTTGTCAAAAACAGCCCCAAGAACGCCAATGTACCTGTTGATGGTGGTGGACTTGCTTATCTAGCTTCTGAAAATGCCTCACTTCAAATTAGTGAAGTAGAAGACGATTTTTGGAAACCAATACACTTTGACATTGGTAAGTGGGATAAGATGTTCCCCTACCAGTTAATGGTTGTTGATGTTTATGTAGACTCTAGCAATCAGAAAATTTACACTATTCATGGTGGTGCAGTTTTTACTCTCCCCCTTCCTCCTGAATCCCTTACTATTAGTACTCCCTTTGCAATGACCGCCACTGTTACTTTAGGTGGCATTGTTGAGGAAAGTAATGGCACCCCTATTAAAATCTTACAATTTAGGGGCTCTTTTGGATACCTTCCCCTAAGAGGAACTTTCCCTTATAATTCTACTTTTAGTGACATAAATGCGTTTACAGGTGGAGCAATTCAGGGAACTGTTAATCAAATAGCGGGAATTGCATCGAAACTTTCATTTAATGTTCAGTCGGATTCTGATTTCGGTACTGGAGAATTCCCTACTGATATTGGGAAAACAACTGGCTACTACCAAGCTAATAAGCTTAGAGAATTTCTGCAGCAATATGCATCTATTAAAAAGACTACAAAAGGTAAAAACCTAAGACTCGCTGTTGCTATTTGGAAGGATAATCTAGTTTATCTAGTAACCCCAACAAACTATGTAACTACTAAAGATGCCTCATCTCCAATGGAGCTTAAGTACTCCCTTGACTTTGAAGCCTGGAAACAGATTGACCTTAGTGTATCAGGAAATGTGTTTGTTTCCCCTGTCCCAGTTAGAACTAGCTCTACCCTTCTGTCAAAGACAATTAATACTCTTTCTCTAGCCAGGGATTTGACACAACAGATTGGTAATATTCCACAAGCCGTTCTGGGGGATATTAACCATGTTAATGAGATTTTTAGACAGTCAATTGGTTTTTGCAAAGATTTAGCTGGAAGTATTCAAAACTTTGCAGATATGCCTACCTCTGTGCAAAATTATATCCAAGGTAAGTTAAGCCAGGACTCTACAGGGTTTAGACAAGCCGGTAGTCAAATTGCAACTAGCGCAAATAACTTCTACAATAATATTCTAGTAGGAACTGTTATTGCTAAAAATCCTACTGTCAATGCTCAAATAAGCTCTGGCGTTAACAATAGTAATAGGCTGCCTTATAAGAATCAGATTACTGCAGTTCTTAAGGATGTCCCTGTTGATCAATTTATTGGATTGATGACTCCTAAAACAAAGGAAATCATCAATGCAGATATTGTTAAAACAAGGCAGCTGACTAGAAGTGATTTTGAAACTATGCGGGACAACTTGTCTACCTTTAGTGACAAAATGTCATTTTCGTTAGGTGCAGGTGATGCATCTTTTGCAGCAACCTATGGTCTTGGTGCGGTTACTCCAATTAAAAATGCGCCAACTGATAGTGACTGGGACTTTCTATATGCTCTTAATGACTCTGTGATTGCCCTTGATTCATTGGCTGCAACAGGTACTGGAGAGCCTTCAGAGCCTGCAAAGTTAATGGATAACATGGCCGCATTAGCTAGGGCTTCTGGTATTGCCTTTCAGGTCCCTACCAGCAAATTTGCAGTTCCCTTTCCTTATGGTGGGACTTTAGAGAGCCTAGCTTCTCAATATCTAGGAGATCCTAACAGAAGCCTTGAGATAGCTCTATTGAATGGCCTAAGAGAGCCTTATGTTGATGAAACTGGGTTTGACCTGCCTCTATTGGTTGCCGGTTCTGAAAATAGAGTTCTAGTTGCTTTTAGTCCTTATTTATATGTAGGACAAAAGGTTACAATAAGGTCTAATTCTGTAACTAAAACTGTTAGAAGGATTACACAGATTGATCAAGATCTCAATGGCAATTTAACAGTAACGCTTGATGGCGACTTAACATTAAATAATTATAAGGTTGCAGATGCTGCAGTTTTGCATGCCTTTTTACCAGATACTATTAACAGTCAAAGTTTGATTTACATTCCCTCAGATCAAGATCCTATAGAGGATGACTATTTAACTAAAGACATTCCTACAATTGATACCTTAGATCCTATGGTTCTTGCAGGTGGTGTTGATTTGCTACTAGATAGCAATAAGGATCTGATACTTACGATTGATGGCGATAGTAGGTTAGCCTCTGGATTAGCGAATATTATACAAAATGCAGAAATTGCACTTAGTATAAGACAGGGGTCTTTGATGCTTCACAAGGGATTTGGACTGCCCTTATCTGTTGGCGACAGTTCTGCAGATGTTAATGTTAATTCAGTTGCATCAAGTATTAGAAAGATGTTTTCAAATGATCCTACTTTTAGCAAGGTGGGGAAGGTTATTGTTAGCAAGAGTGGGGCAAGTGTTTCTATTAGTGCAAGTGCGGTGGTTACAGGGACGCAGGCTTATTTGCCATTAAGTTTTGCAATAAAGTAATCGTCCGTCACTACAATTGCAATATATTCACCGTGTAAATCTGTAAAGTTAAGTTTCCCAGTTTCCCACTTAATTCTCTTCCAGCCATCAAAAGCTTTTGCAAACATTTCTTCTGTTAATGTTTGTGGATGCCCAGGACAAGGTGGCATGTTGATCCACTCGAACACTCTAATTAGATTGCCAACTTTTGTAGCATTTTCAAGGATTTTGTTAGGATCTTCCGTATGCTGCAGACAGTTATAAATCCAGACTTCATCAAAGCGCTTTGGAGGGAAGGCATTTTTAATTTTTTCTGCCTTGTCATTTATTAGAACGATGTTGTCATTATTATAGCGAAGCTTTGTTTTATCTGTAACTGGGATAGGATCTACCCCAATAGCTCTTGCTCCATGTCTATTGAACTCTAGTAGCATCGAAGTGGGACCGCAACCGATATCGAGTATGGTTGTAGGCTTTTTTAGGTCGAAGTCTCCTGGCAGATCCATTAACTTAGCATAGGTTTTGTGCTTTTTAACTTCTTCGTCCCAATTTGCATTAGGTTCTAACCCCCACCACTCGGATTCAAATTTTGCTGCATTTTCCCATTCAGTTAACACAGGGGGCTTTTCAAGTGGTTGATTCAAATCAAGTGGTCTATCACATCCAGCAGGATAGACCTTTCTTAAGTAATCAAGCTGTGTCCTATTAGGATTTGGTTGGTACCATCCTTTTGCAGTACTACCTGAAACTGCTACAGAGTTATTAAAAAGATGCTGGAAGTATTCTTCATACATTAAAGCAACACGATCAAGGGAGTAGTTGTTGACGGCCCACTCTCTGCAGGCTTTTCTAGATAGCTTGTCAACATTTCTAACAGCCCATTCAAACTCCTCCATCTTCCTGCAGCGATATCCAGTTACTCCATGAATTACAGTTTCGGGGAAGACTCCAAAATCTACGGTGATAACGGGACACCCGCTCAGTTGAGCTTCAATGTTAACGCCCCCAAATGGCTCAATGTACCATGTAGGACAAAGGAAGGCCTTTGCACCTGCCATTAGTTCTTTGCGTCCTTCAATTCCAACTGGAGGAACATATTCGACATGAGACCCGAACTCCAGGAAGGGCTTAGGGTCTCCTTGCCCTACAATTTTAATGGGCATTCCTACATTTTTTGCTACTTGGCATGCAATTCCTACTCCCTTGTCTACATTAAGTCTTCCAAGGTAAAGTAAGTAATTGCCCGGCTTGTCTCTAAATCCAAAATGGTCAGGATCAAAGGCGTTAGGGATTACTGCATCATACCAGCCTTGTCCACCAAATTTGTTTTCTTTGCCATAGATCATGTGCATCCATGCATAACTTTCAAAAACACGATACTTAGCCCAAGTATGGGGGTAACCAATTCCTGATTCTACTACAAATTGGGGGAGATCTTGGGTTGCTATTTGCTGCGCCCCGCCCCATGTAATGCAAATGATAGCTTCCATTGGGTTTTTGCAGCGTTTAATGATTTCTTTGCGAATGTTCGCTGCAAAATCGTCATGGTACTCCTTATGTCCAGGGGCTTGTGTTTCTAAGTTATAGAACTTTGTCCCTGGTTTTCCATAAAGGGCGTACCACCTATCTTCAGGCATAACAGATACATTTTCGGTGCATTCTGGGTTGCTGCCTTCAGTCCCTAGGTGGATTACCTCATGTCCTCTGCGATGCATCATTTTGCAGAGGTGGTATGCTTTCATTGTAAAAGCACATGTGGTAAATTCAGTGTTTGTTTGTGTATGTGGTAACCCTAATACGAAGATTTTCATTTATTATTCCTTATGATAAACTTGTTTTGCCTGAACTTGTTCAAAGACTCTTTCCCAGTCTTCGTCAGTAAGGGGCTCTATTTTATGAACTTTAGGAATTAACATCCAGCGATATAGGTCTCTTTAATGTGATTTTCCCAAAGATCTTTTAAGTTGAAGAAAGCTTTATGAAAAACGCTATTCTTTTTAGAACTATTATAGTTCCATTCAATATAACGAAGATGGGACATAATAGACTTGACAATTTCAAGATTATGAATAATATAGTGTCCTTTTTCTCCAAAAACAGGTGACATCGTTGCTCCAATATGTTCTTGAAGGTAAGGATCGTTTAGTTCTTCAATTAAAGATTCAGTGGCATAATTTCTCCCAATAAATCTAGACCCATTATCGTTCTTGTGAGCTAGTGACATCCCCAGGACATACCAACCAGGAATATTGGGGACCTCCTGTGATGCAACTGTAAGGGTAACGTGATTGTAATTATTAAAATGTAAAATGTGTTGTTTCATTGTTAATCTCAGTCAAGTGGGCAGTAAGTAATTGCAGTTCCGTCATCTAATACATCAACCAAATATAAAGTTGGTCCAATATAAAAACTGTCAAGACGATCAGTTTTTGGAGAATCAACTAAAACGTGTAATGTATGACTATCTTTAAGTCGAAACGTGCAGAGTTGATTTTTCTCTGTGGCTTGGTAAGGATTCTCTCCTCTTAGAAATGTCTTTAAAGATGATTTTGCCATATTTATTCCTCCAAAAATAGTCTCGTTGTTCCCTTGGGTAGTTTGCAGTCTTTAATTCGTTCATCCATTTCCTTTACCTTCTCAAGTGGAACACCATGAATATTCCTCTTAGCTGCAATTTCTGCATCTACATTAAACGTAATAGTTACAATGTCCCAGCCATGTTTATTAGCCTCATCTACATACTTCTTAATTTCCTTTTCAGTTGTATTAGTGTTATCAACTACGACATAAAGAGGGCGCTTAGATCCCTTTTTAGAAACGAAGTATTGAAAGTTTTCAAAACAGGCAGCATGGGCTTGGCCCAATAGATGCCTGTTAAAGATGTAATCGCCCGTCTTTTCATCAACGAAATAGTGATCAGCGCTGCAAACTTGGACATCCTCTGTAACAGGGTTGCCTAAATAGTCAGCTAGGGCATCTACAAAGGTGCTTTTACCTGCCCCTGGAACGCCTTGAAGAATGATAACTGCGCGACTTGGAAGCTTTTCAAGAATTTGTTTAGTGTTCATGTGTGTTTGTCAAGGGTTTATTGGGTTTACTCCATAGCCTTTTTAGCAATTGCAATCAAGTCAATATCTTTAATTCCAGCAGCAGCATCAGCAGCAGCCCAAGCAGCATAAGCATCAGCAGCAGCCCAAGCAGCAGTCAGCAGCATCAGCAGCAGCAGCAGCAGCATCAGCAGCAGCAGCAGCAGCAGCAGCAGCAGCAGCAGCATCAGCAGCAGCAGCAGCAGCAGCAGCATCAGCAGCAGCAGCAGCAGCCCAAGCAGCAGTCAGCAGCAGCAGCAGCAGCCTTCTTAGATCTATCAGTCCCATCAAGCCAGTTTGCAGCCCACTGCACAAACTGCGGGTCCTTGCATACTTCCAATGCACAAAGGATGCCAAACTTGATACGTTGTTCTGTGGTAACTGCAGGAAACTGCAATTCTTCTAACTAACCGCATCCGCGTGCAGCCCAGCTTAAGCCCATGATCTTCCTTGACTTTTCCTGCTACTTCTACTTGAAACAACCTGGGGGCGGCAAATTTTGCATGAATTGGGTTTAGGAATGCTGCAAGGAGAGGATCACTATAATAATGCAACCACCCTGGGCTGCACAAGTCACCTTCCCCATCAGTTTCCTTCCACTCATGCAGTTCCCATTGGTAGCCATTATAGGTCTGCATCTTCTCGTCTGTCAGTTTGTAGCCCGTTCTTGTCATGTTATAGCCTATTCTTGTCATGTCTATTTTGTACTCCTTTTTATCATGTTTGTCAAGCATTTTTTGCTTTAATTATCCGTTTCTCATTAAAATTCAATCTTTAATCTATGAAAGTTTTCATTGCCGCAGATGGCGATAGTATAGGTAAATTAGTAGGAAGAGCAAGACTCCAAGATAACATTGAGGAGATCCGTAGAGTTTCCTCTGCTATTGATAAAGGTAATAAAATCTTTGAATCCTACGCTATTGCTAATGGTGGTTCTGTAATTGAAGCTGGTGGAGATGAAATTTTAATAGAAGTTGAGGCAGCTGCCCTTAAAGACCTAGAATCTGTCAGACTTCAATATTTTACTGCAACCAATGCTACTATTTCGGTAGGAATAGGTAAGAAACCTTCAGAAGCGTCAAAAGCTCTTGTTGTTGCTAAGCTAAATGGGCGAAATCGTTCAGTTTTTTACGATGATGACGTTGAAAAAGAAATCAACGAGATTTCTAAAAACCCCGAAGATGAAAAGAATAAAATAATTGCAGAATATCTAGAAAAAGCAGGCGAAGGCGGGGCTCAACTTTCTAATGCAGTTCAAGATGTTATTTCTTCTAATACTCTTTCTGTTCCTGGTGCTCCCCAAACTCAAGAAACTGTTAATGGTGCAATGAAGGAAGGGGCTCTCCCCATCCCTGGTCGACCTATCCCTCAACAGGCCGATCCTATAGCACAACCTGCTGTTCAAAGTCAACCTTTTTTACCTGTTTCTCATTTTGAACAACAGTTTAGGGATCATGCAGATAAACATGAACTAAAACAAAAAGCTGAAAAATTAAAGACTTCTGATTCCTATAAAGCTATAAAAGCTAAAGTAGCTGATGCCCTTGTAAATATGCAACAACAGTTACCTCAAATTGCTTCTTTAAGAGATTCTGCACCTGACGCCTATCAAGCTATTATTAGTGTTGTTCAAGGTCTTATTTTAATAGGTAGGCAAATTGGTGAATCTGATAAAAAGCTTGAAAAAATTGAAGTTTTATTAAAAGGAATCCCTAGTCCTATTGGTTATATGCCTAATGCAGGGCGGGAACATGATTTTGATACTTCTTTAGGAATTGCAGATGATTTTGGCAAAACAGACATTCCTACAGGCGGTAAGGCCGATGGTAAGAGTCCAGAAGAGTTTGATGCTGAACAGCTTGCTATAGGTACTCAGCATGAATTAGAACATACCAATGATGTTAAGGTTGCTCAGAAAATTGCAATGGACCATTTAGTAGAAGATCCTGATTATTATAAAAAGAAGGGGATTTCAGAAGAGAAGCCTGATGAAGAAGATTTTGATAAAAGTGAAGACCGTGACTCTATTTTAAGAGAGATTCAATACGACGGACCTTCGCCTTTAGAAGGTAATAGTAAACACTTTTTTACTAATAAAGATACAAAACAACAGTGGGTTTTTAGACAGACAGCCCCTTCTGAAGCTTATGCTGCAGAAGCTGCAAATAATTTATTCAAAGTTGTTAAAGACCTTTATCAAAACCATGATGTAATAGCTTATAATATGGCAGGCTCTCTCGGAATAATGGAGCCCAAGCTTACTTCAAGTCAGGATTTAAGGGATATTAAACCTCAGCAACTGACAAGTCAAGAGAAACTTGATGTTATGACAGAGTTTCTTGTTGATTGGCTTAATGGTAATTCTAATGTCCCTGGAAGGAAACTGCTGAGAACTCCCAATGGTAGAATTATGGGGGTTTGTAAAAAGGATTCTTTTAAAGATTTTCAAGATATTGGTGATTATTACAGTAATTTCTTAGATAGCGTTAAAAATGGCACTATTGTTTTTGATATCAATACTTTAGAGCAATTCTATAACGCTATTTTACAGATACCTGATGATGATTTTCTAGAAAATGTAGGTAGATATGCGCAATCTATGTGGCCTGAAGATGAACAGGCTCAAATTGACTTTGCTAAGCTACTATTGCTAAGAAAGAGAAACATAAATCATCTATTCACTGCACTTTTTAATAGGGGGCTGCAGAAGGCCGAAAGGCCTGAGTTTGGTAAGATGAGAGCCCACATAGACCCTCCTGTAGGTGCTACTATTTTTGGTAAGACTTTAGTAAGACACTGGGATGGCAGTGAAAGCTGGAAGTCTGTTAAGTCTGGTGCAATTCTTGGGTTAGATCCTGGGGTGGCTGGCGAGGGTCATGCAGTATCTGCAAAGAATCCAACAGCAAAGTAGCCATGTTCAACGTTACGATAGATTTTTCAGATCTCACTGATATTGGTGGGGAGCTTGACAGTAATTTAAAGAAAATTGCAGAACAGGCGCAGTATGAACTGGGGGTGCAGTCCCATGCAAAAGGACTGCAATTAGCTTCAGAGAGGTTGCACTCTAGAAGAGAAATGTTTGTAGACGCTTGGAAAATGGATCCCAAGGATGATGCATTTTATTTAGTATTAGCCGGAAAGGCTGTTTGGATTGATGAAGGCTTACCTGCTAACTATCTTTTTCAAGCACTTATGGATTCTCCTAAAGCTAAAACTACTCAAAATGGCAATAAAATAGTAGTAGTCCCTTTTAAACAAAATGTAGGTTCTGGGCCTACAAATACTACTCCATACAACTTAGAGTTAGTTGATGCAGTTAAGAAAGAATTTAAAAAGCAAAACATCCCTTGGCAAAAAATCCAAAAGGATGATCAAGGAAGACCCATTCATGGTTTGATTCAGCAAGTAAAGGGGATAAACACTCCTATTAAAACACAAGAAGGGCCAGGAATGGGTAAGGGGGCAATCGGGGATCCAAGACAGGGACATACTGGCATCTCTTTTCTTAAGGGAGCTTATCTCTATCAAAATGAGGCACAAGACAAGGAAGGAAAGCCTTTCACTCAAAGAGGGGCAATTACTTTTAGGACAGCTTCAGAAAACCATCCAGAGAAATTCACCCATCCTGGATTAGAAGCTACGAATATTATTGAGAGTACTTGGGATTGGGCGATTAATGAACTTGAAAAAGAGATATTACCCAAACTTTTCAAGGATTTAATTTAGTAGGAATCTTTATAAAACATGGCTTTAACTAACCCCGATTTAACAATAAAACCATTAGATACTTCTAGTACTGGAAGTATTATTAAAGGGGTCTTTTCGCCTGATATTGTTATTAAAAATCTACTTGATACTGGAATTGCAGACTTAAGACTAAATAAATGGGAGCTTGAGTTAATTTTTACTTATATGCTTGATGATCCTAAACTAGGAGAAAAAGAGCGCCAGAGAGCTTCTAATTGGTTTATCAATACTGACATTCCCGTTCTATGGAATATGCAGTTAAGGCCTGATACTTTTCCTTCTGTTTCTTATACTTTAATGGGTGGGGAGCAAACAGAAGAAACTTTAGGTTATCTGCATTATGATACTAAAGAAAACAAGCTAGCTGAGTGGGAACCAATAACCCCCGCTTTTGATCCTCTTTATAATTTTACCACTGGTATAGTTACGATTCCCGATTCCATCTTATCGTTGGTTTCTATCAATAATACCATGGCAATGGTAACTAAAGATGGTGTTGAATACCCTCTAACCGATTATAATGAAGGAACTTTTAATATTGGTAAGAATTTAACAGTTGACCTTAGAAATTCTATTATTAAAAATATGTCTAGCCGACTTATTTCTAATATAGAAAGTGTAAACTTCAAAGAAACCATCAGGGTTGGTATCCATTCTACCAACGATCCTGTTACTGCAATTTGGTTGTTCTCTATTGTTAAGTATATCGTACTGAAATATAACAGGGTTTTATTAGAACAGCGTGGGTTTGAATGTCTTTCTATAAGCTACGGACCTTATGATAAAGATCCAGTGTTCCCTACTGAAAATATTACTAGTAGGATGATTACAATTACAGGTAAGGCTAGAGATAACTGGTCATCGTTGCAAAGTGAGAGGGTTGGCGGAGTTACTGTGGGACTTAATGTCGGTCCAATTGGTACTGCAACAAATGGTAATTCTACTTTTATACCTGAACAGGAAAATGCAGATCCTGCATGGGCTGCACTTTTAGAGTCAGATGGCATTGGTGCAAGTAAATAATGAGAAATACAAATTTTGTATCTTATGTAGGGAAATCTTTCTTATAGGGCCTCCGATTAGTTAACTAAGGAATAACATGGCTGATTTTGTAACTAGGACTGAGATTAAAAATACGTTGCTAACCTCTCTTAAAGCTGTTTTAGCTAAAAGAGAAGCTGATATCAAGCTGATGGCTGAAAAAGAAGCCAGGGGGATGGCAAAGCTTGAGAAGTCTACCGTCAATGACTTTAGCTATGGCCGTCCAACAAAAGGAAAAATGTTGCCTGGTTATGATGGGACAAAGGATTCAAAAACGGCAACACTTTTTGGGGGAGAGCCTAAAGTATTACATCCTAGTGATAAGAAAGTTAAAAAGAACGAACTTTGCAATGATAATGGTGTTTTACCTGATTTAGGGAAACAAGATATTTCTGAAGTAGCTCCTCAAAACCAAGCTCAAGGTACTCCAATGGCTATGAGTGAAGGCAAGCAGATTTGCATTGGCTGCACTTCTAGTAATGTTGAGCCTCTTGGTGTTCATCGCGGTCATGAGCATTATATTTGTAAAGACTGTGGTGAAGTAGGTGCAACCCCAAGGGAGGAAAATCAAGCTGCTGAAATGAAGAAAGAAGAGATTGAAAAAGAAACCCCTCCTGGTGAAGAGAAACTTGTCCATAAGTTAAAAGATGAATATGGCGAAGATAAAAAGGGCAAAGAAAAAGCCTATGCAACTGCCTGGGAGATTCATAACAGATCTATTCGCAATAAAGGCAAGAAAGATTCTAAAGAAGATAAAGTAGAGAAGCGAGAAATTGCTAACGTTGAATCTGCCCGTCAGGCCGTTGGTGTGGCTGGTAGTGGCCCCAAGGTAGCTTCTGTTAATAAACCTACTGTTTCTAATACTACTGCTACTAAGCCTATTAAAGATGCTTTTAATACTGGTGGCAAGCCCAATCCAATGCCTATGGGTAAAGCTGAAAAGACTCCATTTAATGATGGGGCTGGAACTACTGGGAAACCTCATAAGGTGATTCCCGGATCTGATGTTGCAGTTGATGCAGCTAGACCTAATACCATTCCTCCTGCTGCTGGTAAAGAAATTGATGCAAAAGGATCTGGTGGAGATATTAAAAAGACTAAATTAGCCAAGGACGAACAATTGCAGACTAAACAACCAACCCCTGGAATTATCCCTACTGCTAGAGAGCAAGGGAATGCCAAAAAAGGTGTAACTTCGCTAGCTACAATTAGACAAAAATGGCATGGGGCTGGCAAAATGGATGCAAATGATATTGCTTCTAAATTGAAGCCAGTTCTGCAAAATCTACCTCATTTACATGCAAGTATTGATAAACTTGCTTCTGTTTTAGGTGAGGGTGGTAAAGGTGGAGTTCCCAAAGGTCCTATTACTTCTGTAGGTAGAAATCAATATCGAGTTGGAAGCAATCCTGCTGCTCCTGGCAGTTTTAAACAAGTTGATCAAAAAGCACAGGCAATGGGTAAAGCTGAAGGAATTCCTGCAGCTCCCAAGCCCCCTGGTGCAAAGGCGGCGTCTGGTGTTCCTGCAAAGGCTCCAGCCGTAGCAGGTGGTACTCCTACAATTAAAGCTCCCTCTAAACTATAAACATGGTTATCTCTTATAAATATCGCCTTATGGTTTCAAAGAAGGGGATAAAAACCTTAAAGGACCTGGCTCGTTCTGTTAATTTTGTTTGGAATTTTTGCGTAGAGACTCAGAAAACCTGTAAATCTAGATATTTAAGGGGCGAAAATCAAAATTGGTTAAGCCAGTTTAGTCTTCAAAAGTTGACTTCTGGAACTAGTAAAGATCTTGGTCTTCATGGCCAAACTATTCAAGAGATTTGTCGAGAATTTGTAAAAGGACGAGATTCTCATAAAAAATGTCCCAAATTCAGATCTTGTAAAAAATCGTTAGGGTGGGTTCCGTTTCAGGAACAGTCAAGAAGAGCTTATGGCAACCGTGTAACCTATCTGGGTAAAACCTACAAGTTTTTTGGAGCAAAACGTCGTCCACTACCAGAAAATGGGGTCAAAGGGGGGTGTTTTGTAGAAGATTCTAGAGGAAGGTGGTACGTCTGTTTTTGGGCAGAAGCGACAAAACTGCCTACAGGCAAGGGTCAAGTTGGTATTGATTTAGGACTAAAAGATCTTGCAGTTCTTAGCAACGGAGAAAAGATAACAAATCCAACTATTTATAGAAAACTAGAAGGAAAGCTAAAAGTTGCAAGCAGATCTCACAATAAAAAGAGGCTTAAAGCGATTCTTGCAAAAATAAAAAATTCGAGGAAAGATTATTTGCACAAAGAATCGACGAAGTTGGCAAATGCTAATAGATTAATAGTAGTTGGTAACGTGAATAGTTCCAATCTTATAAAAGGGAAGATGGCAAAGTCTATCTATGATGTAAGTTGGTATTCGTTCAAAAGAATGCTTGAATATAAAGCCAGCAGGCATCAAGCGATCTTCAAAGTTGTCAATGAAGCTTTCACAACCCAAACCTGTTCGACTTGTGGATCTCTCCCTGAGTCGAGGCCGAAAGGTATCGCAGGGCTTGGAATAAGATCTTGGGTTTGTTCTGACTGTGGCGCAAGCCATGACCGTGATGTGAACGCGGCCAGGAACATTCTTATGATCGGGCTGAGTGCTCAGCCTCCTGCAGAGGAAAGCCTGGTAGCTAATAGGAGAAGCACGACGTTCCAATACGTTACTAACGATTAAACATGGAGATAGAATAATGGCTTTTTCTTATGTCACAACTGATGGCACTTTAATTATCCCTGGTGCTTATGTTCAATTAGAGGTTTCCCCTCAAAATGCAGGTCTTGGTACTACTGGCGTTTTAATGCTAGTTGGTGAAGCTGACTCGGGACCTTCTTATGTCGATGAAGGAAGCAACCTTTACAAGAACGCTTTTGGTCCTGATCAGAAAGATGCAATTATCGCAAAGTATCAAAGTGGTCCAATCGTAGACGCTTACTGTCTTGCAACTTCTGCATCTGCTGACCCTCAGATTCAAGGTACTTTTTCTAGTGTTATTGTAGCTAAGACAAATCAAGGTGTTAAAGCTTCTACTGCTTTACTTGCTTTAGGAAACGCTAATGGAACTGTTGCTGGTGGAACTGCTGGGGCTGCTTATGGTACATTAACTGCAGCGATTGCAGGGGCTTCTGGCAATTTAATTGTAAGTTCTGTTACTGCACAGACATCAGAAGTTGCTCCTACCACTGGGCCATTTATTCTAGCAAGTCCTTCTGCTGCTACTACTGTTAACTTTAGGGTTAATGGTGGGGCTGCAGCTACTGCAAGTTTTACTCAATATGAAACTCCAACGGGAATGGTTGCTGCAATTGCTGCACTTTCTGCATCTGGTGTGACTGCAACAGGTGGCATTTCTAGAGGGCACATTTTCACTTCTACATCTGTTACGGTTACCCACGATACTGGCCCCGCTGCTCATATTACTGGGACTTTTACTACTGTTCCTACAGTTGGCGATATCATTTTAATTCCCAATGGCTCCGCATTTGCTACTGCGAATGAAGGCACTTATTGGTGTAGTGCAGTTTCTGCTGGCCGAATTGATGTTTATAAGCTGATTGATGCAGCTGCTAGCACTCTTACTAATCCAACTACAGAACCGGTTACTGCTACCACTACAGACTTAATGGCTTATAGCCCGGTTACTATTAGTAATGTTACTGGCGGTGGACTTCCTCTTGCTGGTTTAGGTAAGTCTCTTGAAATTGCAGATACTTCTACTGGGGCTTTTTCTACTCTCTGCTTTGTTGCTCCTGGACCTAATGATAAAGTCGGCTCGGTTCCATCTCCTGCAGGGTTTAATTCTACCACAGCCTCTCCTGAACTTGTTGTTTCTAGTTCTGAGTATGTAGCACAAGTTAACCTTGTTCGTCAAGTGGATAATACGAATCAACCCATTCCCTTGGGTGGAAGTCCAATCCTTACCTTAGGTTATGTTGGTACAACTGCTCAAGCTGTCATTTCTGGAACTACAATGACCTTGACTTTAGTTGGTGGGGCTTCGTCTGCTCTTTCTCCAATTACAATCAACCTTTCTAATTACAATACGGTTGCAGATCTCTGTCAATATCTAAATACTATAGGAATTGCTGCAGCACCTGCACTTGCAAATAAAGGTTATGTAGCTTCTGTCAACCTTGATGATGGTACTTACAATTTTGCTACCGATTACGGAGTGAATACTGGTATTATTAAAGCTGATGGTTATTTTGCAGCTCTTAACATTACTAACAACTCAAGCCTTGTTAATATTCTACCTCCTGGAGTTGCAACTAAACTTGATGGTTTGCCCGCTCTTAGCAGCAATGCTTTTCTTGCTGGTGGATCTAAGGGTGGAACTGCACAATCTGATGTTCAAGGGGCTGTTGATGCACTTCAGAATGTTAGAGGGAACTTCTTGGTGCCTCTGTTTAGTTCTGATGCAGCTGTTGATATTGCCAATGGGACTACTGATCCCAGCAGCTCTTATCAAATTGCAGGGATTAATGCTTTGTGCAAGAGTCATTGTCTGCAAATGTCTACCCTTAAGAGATCGAAGCCCCGTCAGGCTTTCTTGAGTGGTTTAGATACTTTTGCAAACGATACTAACTCAAGCAGCAACATCTCTCAACCTCGTTGTACCTTCTTTATGCAAGGTCCAATCAGCACTAACGCAAGTGGCAACATTACCAATTTTGCTCCTTGGGGCCACGCTGTACTGGCCGCTGCTATGCAAGCTGCTGGGGGTTATAGGGATATGACTGGTAAGTATATTAATATTTCTGGTCTTGTTGATCCTGTTGGCTATAGCAATCAAAATGATAGCAATACTGAAACTGCATTATTAGCAGGGATTATGCCTGCCGTTCATGAAGAAGATGGTGGATTCACTTGGGTTTCTGACCAGACTACCTATACTGCAGATTCCAATTTCTTCTTTAATAGCACTCAAGCAGTTTATGCAGGTGATGTGGTTGCTATGACTGCTAAAAAGAGGATGCAGAGGGCATTTAAGGGGCAATCACTTGCTGATGTTACTGCTGCAACGGGTAAGACTGTTTTGAAGACGATTTTGGACGATCTTAAAGATGCAAAATGGATTGCACCTTCTGCAGATGCTCCAAAGGGCTATAAAGAACCTGTAGTTAATATTAAAAATGGAAATGCAATGGTTTGTTCGGTGGAAGTTAAAGTAACCACTGGAATTAAATTTATTCCAATTTCCTTCTTGGTAACTCCAATTACTGACTCAACTGGTTAATAAAGGAATAATAAAATGGCATTTGGCGTATTACACGGTGCAAGGGCAAAACTGGGATTTTACGATGGTACCAATTTTAACCCAGTGGGTATCTTTTCGGATGTCTCCTGGTCTGTAGCTTATGATGTTCAAGGGGCTTGGATTTTAGGTAGGTACACTGCTGCTGCTACTGAGTATGTAGCACAAGATTTGGTGCATGTCAATGCTACTGGTTATAGAATCGTAAATCACTCTTGGTATTCGGATGCACAATTTCCTAAGTTGTACAATCTAGCTACTGCTGGGTATTTAACTATGCAGCTTGAGGATAGGCAGTCTGGGGCTACCATTGGAAAGATTTCAAAGTTGCGTCCTGCTACTGCTTCAGTTGGTTTTAGTCCAAGAGCCTTATCTGCTGTAACCCACACTTACATTGGTATTTTGTACAGCGATGAAACTGCATTGGATAACGATGAGGCTGTAGGTGCAATGACTTTGCCCGATGTAGTTGGTCCTTAATAATAACAATAACTTTTAACAATAATTAGCTTACGATATTAGGCCCTTATGGGCCTAATATCGTTTTTAGGCAATCTTTTAATAATGGCAGTAAACTTTCATACTGGTAATTTAGGTGGCGATTTAAGAGGATTACTGCCATCTCCAGATGTAATTGCACTTACATCTTTACCTGGCACAAGAAAGCCGATAAAAGAGCTTGTAGACGGCAAGTATTTAAAGTCTGAGAATGGTTTTATTGTAGCTGCAGATGGTACATCTGGCACCCCTGGTGTAACTGGGGCTACTGGAGTAGGAGTAACAGGGGCTACAGGTCCTGCAGGTGGTGCAGGGGCTCAAGGAACTACTGGGGCTACTGGAGTAGGTACTACTGGGGCAACTGGTTCTACTGGGTTAACTGGGTTAACTGGGGCAACGGGGCCTATAGGGGCAACTGGGGCTGCACCAAATCCTATTATTGCAGGGACGACTCTTTACCCGTCAGAGATACCAGATCCTCTTTTAAGAGATCCTGTTAAGTGTCTTTTAGATATATCTTTTGGTGAAACAGAATCTATTGTAGCAACTGATTTAACTGCTGGGGATTTAAAATTTGAAATAGCGTATGGTCCTGCTGGAAGTGCTACTATTGATTTTAATTTATCGTATGCTGATATAGCAACAGCCCTTGGCGGAACAAGTTCTGGGACTATTTTATCTTATGATTTGGGTTGGGATCTTTCTCCAATGGTGGGAAAGACTATTTGGGGAACAGACTATTATGGATCGGGTGATGGATCTGTTAATTTTACAGCTACGCATGGGGACCAAACTCTCTCATATGAATCTCAAATAATTTTATACTATAGAGAGCCTGGTTTTTCTGATGAAGAACTTCTAAGCACTGACACTGAAAATCCGATTACTAACATGGATGGAAAAATCGGGTTGGCCTATGGTGGAGCGCAACCTATTTTTGATAGTGGCGGATTTATTGCAATCGCTGTAAGTCTTAGATCCGATCCGGGTATTCTTTGGCAACAGGTTTCTGGTATTTCAACCTGGCAGGCTACACAAAATGGAGAACTTAAAGGGATAGACTCTCTAGGACATGACACGGTTTCACTTAGCCATCTAGATAGGGTGGGCTATGTTGCGGGATATCACACTGACGACCCTAAGCACTATGGTATCTACAGTATCATAGACCCTGGTAGTCCCACAACTAAAGCAATAATTGCTAGAACGACCGATGCGAACACTCCTGCAGGTTTGTGTCACGGGATGACTTTTCAAAATCTGCTTGGTGGGTCTTATTATACCCTTTCTACTGCAGATCCAATTGTAGTTGACACTACTCCATTAGCCTTTACATCTTCTGGCAGCTACACGCCAACTGTAACTTATGAATTGCTTACAGCATCTCAGATAATAACTCAAGGTGCTGACAACGTATCTATATTGGTCATTGGCGATGTAGGGACTGGAACTGTAGGATTAACACCTACCTTTGTTACTATTTTGGGCACTCCCGGAGTTAGTGTTCTGTCAAAAGGGCTATATGGGTTTAATCTTGAAAAAGTAACTTGTATTGCTGGAGATCCTGGGTCTATTACTACAATTACGGCCTATCTTATTGATGTTGATAATGGCTTAACAACTATTTTAACTGGGACCTCTCCTCCTCTTACAATGGGATCTGTTCCTACAGACGTTTCTTTCCAAGGAAATCTCGCTTCTGATTATGCTTTTTCTCCAATCTATCGCTTAGAAGTAAGGTATAGTTTTACAACCACTTCAAGTTCTCCAGTAGATGTGGGATTTGATTATAGTAGTCCTTCTCGTAAAACGTATATTACTGTTCCTTTTCAAATGGCAGGTGGAACGAGTGGCATGACAGGAGCTACAGGGGTTGGCACTACTGGGGCTACTGGATCTAGTGGGGTAAGCGGTGTAACTGGGGCAACTGGAGTAGGTACTACTGGGGCTACTGGTGTTGCAGGTGGTGCAGGTGCTCAAGGAACCACTGGGGCAACTGGAGTAGGTACTACTGGGGCTACTGGTGTTGCAGGTGGTGCAGGTGCTCAAGGAACCACTGGGGCAACTGGAGTAGGTACTACTGGGGCTACTGGTGTTGCAGGTGGTGCAGGTGCTCAAGGAACCACTGGGGCAACTGGAGTAGGTACTACTGGGGCAACGGGTCCTGCAGGTGGTGCAGGGGCTCAAGGAACCACTGGGGCAACTGGAGTAGGTACTACTGGGGCAACGGGTCCTGCAGGTGGTGCAGGTGCTCAAGGAACCACTGGGGCAACTGGAGTAGGTACTACTGGGGCTACTGGTGTTGCAGGTGGTGCAGGTGCTCAAGGAACCACTGGGGCAACTGGAGTAGGTACTACTGGGGCTACGGGTCCTGCAGGTGGTGCAGGTGCTCAAGGAACCACTGGGGCAACTGGAGTAGGTACTACTGGGGCTACTGGTGTTGCAGGTGGTGCAGGTGCTCAAGGAACCACTGGGGCAACTGGAGTAGGTACTACTGGGGCTACTGGTGTTGCAGGTGGTGCAGGTGCTCAAGGAACCACTGGGGCAACTGGAGTAGGTACTACTGGGGCTACAGGTGGTGCAGGGCTCAAGGAACCACTGGGGCAACTGGAGTAGGTTGCAGGTGGTGCAGGTGCTCAAGGAACCACTGGGGCAACTGGAGTAGGTACTACTGGGGCTACTGGTGTTGCAGGTGGTGCAGGTGCTCAAGGAACCACTGGGGCAACTGGAGTAGGTACTACTGGGGCTACTGGTCCTGCAGGTGGTGCAGGTGCTCAAGGAACCACTGGGGCAACTGGAGTAGGTACTACTGGGGCTACTGGTGTTGCAGGTGGTGCAGGTGCTCAAGGAACCACTGGGGCAACTGGAGTAGGTCAACTACTGGGGCTACTGGTGTTGCAGGTGGTGCAGGTGCTCAAGGAACCACTGGGGCAACTGGAGTAGGTACTACTGGGGCTACTGGGTCCTGCAGGTGGTGCAGGTGCTCAAGGAACCACTGGGGCAACTGGAGTAGGTACTACTGGGGCTACTGGGTCCTGCAGGTGGTGCAGGTGCTCAAGGAACCACTGGGGCAACTGGAGTAGGTACTACTGGGGCTACTGGTGTTGCAGGTGGTGCAGGTGCTCAAGGAACCACTGGGGCAACTGGAGTAGGTACTACTGGGGCTACGGGTCCTGCAGGTGGTGCAGGTGCTCAAGGAACCACTGGGGCAACTGGAGTAGGTACTACTGGGGCTACTGGTGTTGCAGGTGGTGCAGGTGCTCAAGGAACCACTGGGGCAACTGGAGTAG